AAAGCATCTTCAAGTCGCTTGGAATCCTGCGCCATAGCCGCAATCTCAGAAGGCTCTAGGTAGCCATCCGATACGTAGCTGTCGAAAGCCTTCTTGTTACTAGTGACGGTTTTACCGAGATTCGTAACGTTCGTCTGTGCGGTCTCTGCCGCCTTCTGCGCTTTCTCCGCCGCTGCCTTTGCTGCGTTTGCAACAGTATCATCTGTGTACTTAACCTTCTTTGTCCAATCGGCTGCACTAAATGAAGCATTGGTCTTGGTTGCCACGACAAGCTCGCCCTTAGAGTATGCCACACCACCGAGAGTATATGATGCCTCCAAAATCCAAAGGTCACGCTCCTCATAGGATGCAGGTTTGCTTACATAGATACTGGATTTGCCATCTATCTTGTCGAAAACCTCGGTAGGTACGTCCTGCTTATCCCATTTCGTACCATTCCAGAAGAAAGTCTGGTTGTTGCTTGTGTTATACCACAAGTCGCCCTTGTGCTTCTTCTTGGCATCATCGGTAGTCCAGGATGTGCTCGGGTCGGTTGACTGATACCAAGTCTCAGCCTTCTTGTCGAGCTGGTCTTGTATTCCCATCAAGCTCTCCTCTATGGTCTTGGCGAATGCGTTGAGGTCAGAATCGTTTGCCTTCACCCATTCCGATGATGTAAAGCTGCCAGTAGTTCTACTCTTTATGCACACCATCAAAGTCTTGCCATCGTCTCCACCGCTAGCCCACAGGTCTCCCTCGTCATAAGGAACAGTAGGCTGAGAGGTGAAAACGGTACGCTTTCCATCTGCCGTGTCCTGCGCCTTGCTTGCTGCGGTCATAGCAGTGTTGATGTCGTTATCCTTGATTCTCGCCCATGCCGTACCCGTCCATCGGTATGTGTAACCATTTGACGTATTGTAGAACAGGTCTCCTGCGTGCTGCGACTTCAATGTATCGGTATTCCAGTCGGAAGCAGGCTTATTCTGAGTAGTAGGAGCATAGTTATAGAACCAAGTCTCCACTTTTTCATCAAGCTGCTCCTTGTAGCTAGCCATATCGTTCTTGTACTCTTCCTTGAAGGTATTGAGGGCTGAATCATCTGTGTACTTGGAAGCCTTAGTCCAGTCAGCGATGGCAAATGACGAACCTTTTGCCTTGGCAGTCTGGCAGCGCAGGATTTCATTCTTGTAGATGCTGCCATCTGTAGGATAGGTAGCGTTTACCCAAATGTCGCCCAACTGATAAGGCGGAATAGGCTGTGTACTGAACACCTTCATTTTGCCATCTGCGGTCTCCTGTGCCTTGCTGGCATCGGATAGAGCTTTGGCGATGTCGGTATCTGTAATGATAGTCCACTTATAGGTGTTGCCATCCTTGGCAAAGCGGTATGCCTTGCCCGTCTTGTTATCATAATAAAGGTCGCCCAAATGGGTATCTTTTTCCTTGTCTGTCGTCCAACTGCTGGCTGGGGCATTCTTCAAAGTAGGCACACCATCGTAAAACCACGTCTCGATAGCTCCGTCAACCTGATTCTGAAGGTCAGCTATCACCTGCGAGTTCTTGATGAGATTGTTCACCTGCTCCTCGGTCAAGCCTCCTGCTGAGTTCTCCTTGATATACTGAGACAATTCCTTGCCATCCACGGTTGATTTGGCTGAGATTTTGCCTTTAACAGATACCTGCTTGGCTGCGCTGTCATACTTGATGTAGCTACTACCCTCATAGCCATTCTCCTTAGTAGGTCGGTCGCCTACATACATATCACCATAGACATTAAAAAATGCCTTGTTGGTCTGCTTGTTTACGCCATATTCCACGTACTCCCTATTGGCAAAGGAATAGCTGTTAATGCCGTGATACAATCCGATGGATGGCGAATAGGTATCTACCGCCGAGAAGATAAGGCAGTTTTGACGTTCTACATCGGTTCTATTACCGCACTGCGACAACACATCACCTTTAGCAGGAACATCGCTTGCCGTAGCGCAATCGGTATCGGAGAGGTCGATGTAGTGATACTTCTTTCCTTCCAACTCCACAGGTTCCTCATCACGACCGATTACCAATCGCCAGTAAAAGTGATTACCCACCTTATGATAAGTGCCCTTGCGAACGTTGAATGATTCCGAGCGCACTTGGTCGTTAACAGCGAAATCATTATCTACAGAATCACCTTCCTGCTCTGCCAAGAAATAGCAACGATAAGCCTTCTGTGACACATTATTATATGTCACAGTAACCTCTTCCACCTTATGAGCCACCACGCCTCCAGCAGGAGAAATAATCTCCTTACCGCCAATGGTGGATGTTTTCTTGACAACCAGTTCCTCGAATATAGCCTTCATTCTCACCTCCAGGTAATCTGTGATGAGATGCGAACGACCTTCTGCATCGGGAGTCCACGAGCCGCCGTTCTCATTGTTGAAGTTACCGACAAGCAGACCACTTACAAGCTTCTGTACCTTCTCCCAAGTGACAGTACCCTTTGCTGTGTTATCCTGCAGCCTAGATACAAACTCCATCCTAGAACGTCTAGCAGAATAAACGTTGCTATCAGATGCAGGAGTAGAATCATTCAGCCCAATTACATAGACACCACCATTACCGCTTCCTGTGCCACCTATCTGCATTCCATTCACCTTAATGGAATCAACCTTGTCTTCCAACTTACCCAATCGACTTGTTGCAGCCTTTTCTCCTACAGTGTACTGAGGGTGGTCGTAAGGAATGTCCAAAGGTATCTCCATTCCGATGATACGAGAGTTTCGGTAGTGCTTGCCATCCGCGTCCACCTGCGCAAACATATCATTAATCAGCTTTACCTGCTCACCGAGAGGATGGTAATCGTATGTTCCATCATTGTAGAACTTATCGCCATCCATCGTGCAGGTGAAGTTTGAGTTGCTGATCATGGTTTTCTGATAGTACTGCTTTGCTCTATCGAACAGAGATAACTGAGCAGTAGGGATGAGGTCCGTATCTGTAATTTTGGTTGCGTCCCAGTTGAACAGAAAGTACTTATCACCAACCTTTGGGCACATAACGCCATCGGGAAGAGTTCTTCCGTAGGTGTCGTTTGCCACAATCTCGAAGTAGTTAACCTTGTCGATAACCTTGAAGCTGACATCGAACTCCATACCCATGAGAGCACCGCTAGTGAACTTGATGCCTAAAGTGAGGTTACTCTTTATCCAACTCTCCTTGAAGCTATTAGTGAAAGAGTCTGTGGAAGTGACCTGCCAAAATGTCTGTGTAGTCTTCGTTCCGTCTTCGTTATCAACTGTGCTATCATAGGTCTTGATACTGCTGACCCTGCATTCAACCTTCGGATATTCTTCATCGAACATCACGACACCTTCGATAGCCTGCTTGTCATTCTTCACGACATTCACGTTCTCCAGGTAACCATCCTTGGCGTAGAACCCATCACTATCCACTTCCTTGTTAGGGAGCATGAGGTAATCGGTAGCAATACCATCGGTGGTGACGTCCGCATCGGCACCAGTGAAATATCCTTTCGGAATATTTCTGTCTGAGCCGAATGCGTACAGTCTCGTAATATAAGTTGACTTAGATTCCGAATAGGACATAGACAGAACATTAACATCCTGTTCGAATGTTGTCTGCCCTTCCATTTCGCAATATCCAAGGTATATGATAGAGCCATCTATCCACCACTCGCAGTTGAGCGCATCTTCGGAACAGATGGCGTTGAGAGCATCAAGAATACTGATGGAGCCGTACTCGATCAAGAATCTCTTCTGAACATCGAAAGCCTTGTTGTTGTAAGTAGTGTAGTCAACAGAGAAATCCTTGCCATTGTACGTAAGACCTAGCGCCTTGAGGTTGCCGAGTATAACGTTCATGTGTACGCCTACCGTTGTGGTAAGCTTGAAGGAGGTCTCGTTTGCTCCGTGCTGAGGGCGATACTTGCAAAGCTTATTCTTCCAAGACATATAGTAGGCATCCATCTGCATTTCGTAGTCGTAGCCATCACTATCATTGTGCTTAGGGAAGTATGATGATGTAAGCTCAAAGTAGCCGAAGTCGGGAATCTCCACGGAGTCACCAATCTCGAAATAGATAGGAGTAGCCGTAGTGAACTTCAATATGACGTAATGGTGGTCCATAAGCTGATATGACAGCTTAGAACCCTCGCCGAAGTCCTCTAATGTGAAGAATACCTTGTTATTTCTCTTAATCTGAATCATTAGCTTGTATATTTACTTGTTTCACCTCTGTCACTAGGGTCTGGCTCATTGAGTTTAAGACTGAACTTTGCCATTTCCCGAATGAACTGACTGAATTGAGTGCAGGAGAGATAGATGCACCGATACCACACATTAGGCTGAAATCGGGTGCGGATAACCAACTCTCCCTTAGCAAGAACCTCCTCGCAGAACCTAGCATAGTTCGTCATGAACGTATCTGAGTCCTTGGCGGTCATATTGAACGGCAGCGTTATCTCCCTCTCATCCAATCTAGGATTGTGCTTGATAACCGACTTTCCGTCCTTTGAGCGATACTTGTTGCTGATGAACTCCTTGCAAGGTGCAGGGGTCATGAGCGTACTGAGGGCGGTTTCGTCTAAGAAGATGCCCCACGTAAGGTAGGCATCCTTGCCATTGATGTAAAGTTGTCCATTAAGCATAACTATTTAATCATTAAATAACCTCGTAGGCTTCGCTGAGAGCCGCTTTTGCTATTGTTGAGTATAGTTGTAAGGGCTGACAAGCGAAAAGCCTATAGAGGTCAAATATCCTTTAATCTTCTGTTCATATCATCCAGCTTTGTTCCGAAGTCATTATAGGTGAGCTTTGAATACTTCACGATGTCTTCGAGGTAGCTGTTTGTCATAATCATCATGTTTCTAATCTCCAATACCGCGCCATTGGTTGAGATTCCGAGTGTAACGATGCTCTCCATCTGTGATATGGTGGTAGTCATGTTCTGAGCGATGGACTCTCCTGCAATCTGTAGAGCCGTGAAGCGACCATTCAGCTCGTCTGCGGTATCTTGCCCCATAGATGCCCATCCTCCGCTTGTTGCGGTCTGTGATGAGGATGATGAACCAGTGTAGCCTGTCACCTTCGCCCAATCATCACGTCTCTTCAAGCCCTCCTGGACTATATCATCGTAACGCTTGTTGAATGCTTCAATGTCTGTTTCGGTAAGCTTGCCATCGTTGTCCTTGATAGCCTTTGCCCAATCATCATAGAGCTTCTTCAAGTCGCCGTTGATGAGGTCTTCCATAGAGTAGGAGAGAAGAGCCTTTTGCATCATTTCAGCGAAATCGTCTGCAAAGTCTTGCGCTGACTTGCTCATATCCATAAGGTCTGACACGAAGCTATCCTTCATGCTGTCAAAGGAAATCTGCGTAAGGCTTTCCTTCAGCTTGTCTGATAACTCATCCAGCTTGCCTGCTTGGTCTATGTAGTCATTCAGCTTCTCCGTCAGACTTCCGCCATAGTTACCCTTACCAGTCTTCTCGATATGCTCCCAAATGGCAACATTTCCACGGAGGAGCTTCATTTCTTCTGGGCTAAGGGAAAAGAGGTCGCCATTAAAGTCGGACTTGACATTCTTCTTGATCCAATCCATCTCGTCACTACCGAATCCACCCCAATAAGCGTTCCATGAGTGATGCGAACCATGATAGCTTGCCTGCGCCTTTGCGATGTCGAGGTAGTTCTGATTGGTCTCCTGCTGATTCTTATAGGCTTGCTCGTAGTATGAGGTTGCCTTGGAGCCATAGGAGCTTTCCATCGCGTCAGTCAAATCCTCGATGGATTGCTGCAAGAGGGTGTTTCTGTCCGTCAGCCTTTCGATGGTGTCATTGACCTTCTTGGCATTTCCATCTCCACCGAACAGACTATTGAAGCCACCGAATGAAAGCGTGTTGAGGATATGAGAAACGTTGTTCCCGATACTCTTCAATGGCTTCATAACGATGTCACCCGATAAAGCATCATCGAGGATGCCCGTTACTGCGCCAAAGACCGTCTCCATGAGGTTGCTGATGAGTGTTCCGAAGCCATCTTTCAGTATATCGAGGATGCCGAGTATTGCGGAGATTATTTCACCTGCCATACCGCTATCCCCTAAAGCTTTCGTCAGAGTCTTGGCTGCGTCGCTGTCTTTGCCGAGCAACCCTTGGATGCCCTTTGCTAGAGTGTTGGCAACGTCCTTCTGCATGTTGCCGCCGAAAAGCTTGTCAAGCCCTAGAATGGAGTTTCCTATGCCTTTGAGTGACCCCGATGTGAGACCCTGCAAGCCAGCTTCGAGCTGCTGGAACTGAGAGACCGCCTTCTGTGATGATGTCTGCAAGTCTGAGGTTGCCTTCTGAACCGATGAACCGAACTTCAGCACGTTGTTGGATGCGATAGCTTGAATGTTCTTCGCTATAGAGAGATTTGCTTCAGCCTTGGTGATACTTGTCTTGTCGCCGCCCTTCTTAGCCTTGGCAAGGTCTTCCTGTGCCTTGGTAACGGCTTCCGTAGCCTCAATCTCTCGCTCCTGCGCATCAATGTAACTCAGCATGGCTGACTGATAGGAGTTGATGTCGTCAGAGACCTTCTTGAAAATGTCACTATCCCAGACGGTGGCAGAGCCTTGTAACTTAGAGATAAGCTCCTGTATGGTCTTCTGCTCATTAACATCTGTGGTGCTCTTGGAGAGCTCTTGCAGCTTCTTTATTGTTGGTTCCAGTTGGTCCTTGAACATAGCTCCGAAGTCTCCGAAGATGCTTCCCCAATCGATGTTCTGTCTGATAGCGTTTATCTCGATGGTTTGGAGGTCCTTCTTTCTCTGCTGCTGAAGAGCGAACTTTTCGCCCTGTGTCTGAGCCTTGGCAATCTTTTCTTCGTACTCCTCGGCAATGGCTTGCTTCTGCTGATAGAGAGAACCATACTCCTTCAAGTAGTCACGCATAGAGGTGAGGGCTTCCCTGTTGACCTCATCAAGCTTCTTGTTGTACTCTTGGGTAGCGAGGTCTCTTGCCTTATTGAGGGCATTGGACTGAGCAGAGGTGAGGGTTACTTTCTTGCCAGCTTCCTTGTTTTTCTTCTTGAACTCTGCTTCCTGCTTATCAATCTCGGCTTTGCGCTTGGCATAGTCATTCTTGATTTGAGCAAGCTTCTTCTCCGTGCCTTCCTGCATGATGGATATATCATTGTCGATATTTTCCTGCTGCAGCTGCTTCAAGTCCTCATTCAGTTCCTCCTGGGCCTTCTTGCGGTCTTCTGCCTGCTTCTTGGCATCGGCGGCTGCTTTCTTGGCTTTGGCAGCGTTCTTCTTGGCATTGGCTTCTGCCTCTTCCTTCTCACGCCGCTTCTTCTTTGCATCGTCTTCTGCCTTGGTCTGCTTGGTGTTCGCTGCATTGGTGTAATCCCATCCTCGCTGGGCGATATCGTTGGTTGACATCCATTTACCATTGACTAGCGCACCAGACTTCTTGTTGTTTGCAAGGTCGCGTGCCAAAGCGGAAAAGTACTTACCTAAGCGTCCCAGTTCCGGAATATTCATATTCTGCATCCACGATGGTATCTTGGCATCGAAGTTGACGTGGAAGTTGATGTTGTTCTCGGAATAGTTCTGCATGAACTCCTTGACACGGTTGTAGAGAACGTGTACATCTTCGCCGGCACCCTGGAGTTGCTTCTGCAAAGCATTTATCCTGTTCTTGGTAGAGGTGGCCTTGTTTCCGAAATCCTCTGTTGCATCTGCCGCCCGGTTGATATTATCTGCCTCTTCACTATGAAGCTTCTTAGCAGCTCGAAGTTCGTAGAGATAGCCTATCAAAGCCTTCCTGGCATCACTTGTCTTGTCTCCTGTAAAACCGAAAGCATTAGCTAGCCTTTCAGATTCGGATATCAAAGAAGTCTCTAACTGATTGTATTGCTTCAGATACGTCTGATACTCCTTGGAGTGCTCATTCAAGCCAGCCATCTTCTGTGTTAGGTCATCAAACTGCTTGATAACCGAATCAGATACGATGTTCTGTATGCCGACTGCAATACCGCTGCTAGAGGTTCCATAATCCTTCAACTTACCCAAAAGGGCTTGCTGAGCGCTATCAACACGGTTGTTGTAGTCTTCATTAGCCTTGGAGATTGCATTGGCTCTGTTGCGCTCTGTAGCCTCCAGCTTGATTTGCTCGACGAGTTCTTTAGATTTATCTATCTCCTGCTGCTTAACATCCACAAGGTTGCTCTCGTCATCCTTGATCTTGTCAATAGCAATTCCGTAGTTGCCATAGATGTTTGACAGCTCCTTGATGGTGTCCTTGTAAACCTTGGAGCCTTCCTTTGCAGTCTTCAGAATGGAGACTAGCGACTCGACCTTGCTTGATGCTTCATTTGCACTCTCGGTAAACTTTGATGTCTTGGTAGCGGCATCCTCAGCGCTATTGCCGAATAGATTGAACATCGTGACACTAGCTGCTACTGCACCAAGAACCAGACCGAGAACATTTGAAGAAGAGACCAAATTGAACAGAGCCATTGCATCTTTGGCGGTTGTGATAGACTTCGCTAAAGACAAGAATGCTTTCGCACTCTCCCAAGCTACCTGTGCCTTAGATATTGCTATCATCGTTATCACCGCAGCCTTGTATGCTCCATACGCTGCAACAACAGTCATGAGTACCTTGCCTACCGTCTCCCAATTCTCAACGAGGGTGGAAACGACTCCCAATCCGGTATTGATAACACCCTCCTGGGATTTGCCCAGCTCATTGAACATCTGCTCGATGGCATCCTTAATGTTGCTTATCTGACCTGTAATAGTCTTGGACTGAGCTTCCATCAAGCCACCGAACTTACTACCCTCGGCGGTCATGCTCTGCATTGCCTGGATGAAGATATCGCTGGTAACCTTGCCTGCCTTGATTTGCTTCTGGACCTCCTTGATGGCGTTGGTAACGTCAAGACCCATAACCTTGGCTATCTCATCTGCGATAGGAATACCTCGGTTAAGGAACTGATACAAGTCCATCGTGTCCATCTTACCCTTGGCGATGGTGGTGCCGTAAAGCATCACGAGGTCTTTAAGGTTCAGACCCATACCTGCCGCCACGTCTCCCAATCCGATAAGCGTCTTGTTGACATCCTCGGCTGCTACGTTGAACGCAAGGAGCTGCTTGGCTCCCTCTGTAACATCCTCTACACCGAAAGGAGTGATGGCTGCCGTGCGGATCAACTGCTTCATGAGAGCATCGGCTTTCTCCTCAGACTGCAACATCGTCTTGAATGCCATTTCTGTCTGCTGGAACTGACCGCGGACCTGCATCATCTGATTGACGAACTTACCAATGCTCCAACCGCCAATGGCAATGTTCATGCTGTTCTGTATATTCGAGATTACATCGTCAATAGACTTTCCGTCCTTCTCAACCCTCTCGGCAGTCTGATGAACTGCGTTCTGAATGTCTCGAAAACCGGAAACGACCTTGGCTGTCTCGACTATTGTATCGAATTTAATGCTTGGCATAATGTTCTATTTTTCCTTGAATTTATACTCTGTTATAAAGAATCGCCAGGGAAACACCAAATATGAGTGTTCGATGTGGGAACTTTACGTGCGTGCGCAGGAAGACTTCGGTTAAATCTCGGTCTCTGACTCTATCACTGCCTTCATGACCGCCTCCTTGTTGTTGCCATCGATGACCTCTTCCCCTGCTGCCGGTATATGTGCTTTCTTCCTCTCCTCGTCAGACAGATAGATTGAAGTAATCTTGTCTTTGAGCATGAGAGTCAGGTTGTTATACGATATTCCCCATACCACGTAATCGAAAGTCCATCCGTATCTTTCGCAAGCGGCATCTATGAGAGTTCCCCATATTGTCTTGCCTCCGAAGATAAAGCTATTCTCCGACTTCTTCGCTGCGTTGACTTTTGCCATACGCTTCGCTTCTTCTTCCATTCCTGTCTCTTTGGCTATTGTCTGGTATGAATTAGCCTTAAGGATGATGATGAGAAGAGTAGCTATATCCTCATTGGAACATTCTTTGAAGATTAGTTCCGTCTGCCTGCTTACGCATTTGGAGTCTAGTATTTCGTTCTTTGTATTGAGTGAGTGATATGCAATCAATCTACAGCATGTCTCCCTTTTGGTGTTTGCAACTCGCAATGCTTCCAAGAATGGATCAGCTTGAAGTAACTCTTTGTCTAGCTCCAAGCTATCTATTAACTGCGACGTTAGGTACATCTTGCCCAGTGTAACAGGGTAGATGCTAACGTGAGCGTGCTCAGTATCAAAGCCTATCGGCATATCTGTGAGCGTATTCGATATAATGATTCCTAACTCTTCCATATCACTCGAATTTAAATTGTTGGCACCCAAGGCAGGACTCGAACCTGCGACTTTCAACCAGCTTTTAAAGACCCTGGATTTTCATGCGACGGACTATTTGGTCTCGCTCTGCCCCTGAGCTACTTGGGCTAGTTGCCGACTGATAACCCTCAGCCGGCTGAAGGGGGATATTAGAATATGCCTATTTCTCTGTGTAGGTTTCTGTGATTTCAGTAGGAGCGGTTTCACCATCCTGCGGTTTCTTGAAAGTCAAGGCATACTTTCCACCTGTTCCCTTTACGGCGGTGATAACACGCCAGCGGTAAGCACAATAGACTTCCTCACTCTTTGAGTTGATAGTCTTAGCCACAACGTCACCCTCTGGAATAAGTGCTGAGTGTGTATAAGTGACAAGAGCACCATCCTCTGTAGAGAAGGCCTCTTCTGCGCCAATTGTGGTGTTACCTAAGTAAACTCCAGGTACTTCCGGATCCTCTGGCTGAATAGCCAATCTGTAATTACCCTCAATAATACCGTCAATTGTCTTGAAAGGCTGAGATTGGTTTTTCTTAATAAAGAGCTGATACGCAGCTTCATAGGTTGACTTCTTGGTCTTGCGGTCAACAGTACCGCCTCCCTCTTCCTTCTGCTCCATTGTATCGCCCTTTGTAGGGGTCACATTCGTGGTTCCTTCCTTCGGTGTAGGAAGCTTATCCCATTCATTCTTAGTAGCACCTACCTTCTGAACAAAGATAGAACATTTTCCCCATGCTGTTACTGACATAATTTAATCATTTATGAGTTTATATTCAACTTGATTATTTATTACATGTTCTCCCGTGCTTATTGCATATACCCTCTGCTCAATAGCGTGGGCTGCATATTCGCTCGTTCTGAACATTTCCAAGAGATTCCAAGCCAATTTGCAGATTTCGTCAACTCTGATAGTGTTCTCCTCAAACTGCCCATCTACATCCTGGTCTTGTATATATATATTTACATTTATAATTGCCGTTTGAAGCTGCGTTCCCTCATTAGCCAAGATGGAGATAACGACATCTTCCTTATGAGAATTATGCGGTCTCATCGTCTTTGACAGCTTGCCATTGACGTTGTTCATGAAACCGCTTTCATTGATGTACCGGTAAACATCTGTCTTAATTGCTCCGTCTGATTTCATATCTTCCACTTGTTTATTTCATTAACTGCTGAGTCTATTGCTGTCTTCACACGCTGCTCTACAATGGATGTGGCCCATATCTTCGTTGATGCGAGGACATCCTTGCTTTCCAAGGCTTCCACCTCTCCTGCGTATTCCATTCCGGCAACGACAACCAAAGCATAAATCCTGGAATATTCCTTAGCAAGGTCATTGATCATCTTCTTGCCCTTTGCAGAGCCGTCTGTGCCACTGAGAACCTGCGAAAAGGCTGATTCCATATATTTACTTCCCTGCTCGTACACGGCGAAGCCTATAGAACTTCTTAGGTTGCCCGTATGGTCTATCCAGCTTTCCTTGGCAGACCTGTCACGGATTCTAACCACAGATTCGTCTCCTAGCTTGCTCAATGCCTTAAGCACATTCTCCTGTATCTTCCTTGCGGCTCTCTGTAGGAAGGCATCTAGAGCGGAAGCGCTGGTTGTCATTCTTATGCCCATATCTTACACTGGAGTTGATAACGATGAAATCCCTTGACCTTGATAATTACCTCCTCAGCCCCTAAAATTTCTAGCTTGATAAAATCCCCATAAGAGAACTTTTCAATTCCTACGGGCAAGTTATGCACTTCGTAGGAGTAGTAATCAATAGAACCGTCAGATGTAACTAGCTTGTTGGCTTCGCCAGCAGGAACTACATCACAAGTGCAGCAGAACTTCCATTCGGTCTTGCCCTGGTGATAATTTCCATCATCATCTGTATAGCCAGCTACCTTCTGCTGCCGGTATAGCTTTGAGGCATGAAAACTCAATAGACTCATCAGCAATTAATGTAAACTGTCGGCTTCGGAGTAAGTGAAACCTCCTCCTCACCGATAGAGTTATATAAACGATTGACTTGAACTAATATAGCCTTTCGCTGGTCTTCCGAGAGGGAACCTATTGATTTGTCCGCTTCGGAGAAGCTAACGGCTTGTATGAGAGAAAGCAGACAGTCGGCAAGCGTTCCTTTGTAGGCGTCACTTCTGGCAACGTCACCAGTGAACTCTGATTCGATATCGAGGTCCCGCTTTATGCAGGCATTTTCCACGAAACCATAGGGGATAGGTATGTGCACCTCATCCACCAAAGCTTGTCCGACCGTCTTCATGATTACTCCTCAGCTTTAGCTGCGTTATCCTTGAACTCCTTCTTCTTTGTAGGAGGCAGCTCATTGTAGGCATCAATAACCTCCTTGTCGCTGGCGTCACTAGGAAGTGTAGCACCAAGAGCGTTGAGAGTTGTGATAGCCTCCGGCTTCTTGTAGGTCACATCAGAGATTGTTACCTTAGCGTCCTCTGTATCTGCTTTCTCCTTCTCGGTGTCGACAGAAACGGCTGGGTCTGCCAGCTTAGTATTAATCTGATAGATTGTGTCAACGTCCTCGATGACAGGCAGGCAGTATGCTTGTACCGCAGTTGTCTCGCGCAATGGATCAGTTGTTGAATACTGAGAGATAAGCTTGTAATCAATCTGCTGATAGGTTACACCTGCCACTCTGTTGGTTGCCTCTGCTACCTGACCGTAAACGAGGGCTCCAATCATTCGTGAGCAGACACCGATAATCATATCGTTGTTCCAAGGCTTGACGCTCTTCTTCACACCATCATGCTCCAAACGGACAGTACGATTAATGATTTGGAATGATACACCAGTCTCGTCCAAGAATGCCTCCTGGAATACGCTGGCATTAGGAACAGGCAGCTTTGTGTTTGAGTCATAAGTCTGCCCCTTGTAGTTGGCAACAAGCTCGCGAGCGTCCTGTGCTTTCTTTAAGGCATCAAACTTTCTCTTGCTAATCCAGAAGTACAAAATGGTATTGCCGTCATTTGATGCTCGTTCAATACAATTCTTCAAGTCAGCAACGGTAATGCCATCATCGACGTTGTTGATGCCGAGCTGATTTTTCGACAAGTACTGATACTTGATACGGAGTAACTCCTTCGGATTATCGTCGTCACGGACAGCTACGTAACCGTTAGAGAGACCATACAGAAGAGCGTACTCATTACGTTCATCAACACCGACATTACAAGCTACCGGGTCCTGTGCCAACTTACGGCGAATCTCTGCAGTCTGACCGCCCTGTGCCTCCATAAGTCGGAGAGAAAGAATATCTGACTCCTTCAAGAACTTCTTCATACCGACCTTCGGCAGTTTACCATTGGCGGTAGAAAGCTTGTCACGAGACTTCAAAGGAACCGGAGAATCAACTGCCACGTAGTCAGCAGCTACGTAAGAGGTATCAACTGTGTCGGCTTCCCATTTGTTGTCGGTAGAATAAACGCGGCGGAGAATGGATGTATCCTTGTGGAGATACGTCATCTCGTTCTTGCGCTTACCGTTAATCTTCTCAATCAAAGTCTTCAAGATTGGGAAGAAACTCATGATATACTTAAGAAATAAAGAACTCTGTTGCATAAATCACCTCCTTAACCGATTGCATCGTGTCCCCACTGAAGAGTAGGAACGGCTGTTTTCAAAGCTGCCTTGATCGTATCGACAGGATAAGGGACAGCCTTATCATTAGCCTCACCTGCCGTCATAACACCTACATGAGGGGTATCTGCAGGAGCAGTTGTCATGCAGACACCTACATACTCGTGATTTTCCGGCAATGAAGCATAAGCCTCACCTGTTACCGGCATAGGCTTGTACTCGCCAGACTTGGTATCACGAATGATAATGTGTCCGCACTGGATGAACTCTCCAGAGAAACCTGTCAAGTCAAGAACGACACCACCCATGATGCCATTCACGTAATTTCTGATGATTACAGACTCCTTGCCTGAATCATACGTTTCTGTCTTGCTTACGCCATACATAACTTTTAAAATTTAAAGATTACATTGTTTCGGCAAGCTCATCAATCTCATTGTCCTTGATAACCTCAACCTCTTCCTTCTTAGGCTTTCTCTGAGCCGCAGGAGCACCAAGCTTTCCGAGACCTTCGTTAGCACGCTCTTGATCGATAGCTGCCAAGTCCTCCACAATACCATCGTAGAAATCATCGAACGCAGATTCGTTCTCGAACTTCATCATGTCGAAATTCTTCAAGACAGTCTTTCCGAACGTACCTTTGTCCTTAAGGAGTGCCTTCAGCTTAGAACGGCGGCCATCATTCTCACGCTCTGACTTCAAACCGAGGATTTCGGTCTGCAAGGCTTTGTTCTGAGTAATGAGTGCTTGCGCCCATGCTGGGACCTGCTCTTCTTTCTCTTTCTTCTGTTTGCGGGTTGGTTTCTTGTTGCCGGCAGGGTCATCATCATCGTCATCGACCTCGTCGTCATCCAAGTCTTGACTATCCTTAAAGCTCTGGATAGTACGCTGCGCGGTCTTTTGCGCAATCTTAAGATAAGGAAGAACCGCATTGACCTGCTTTTCAATCTCTGCGTTTACATCCTCGTCTGAGGCTTCTTCATCGAGTTCTAAGTTATTGGCAACATCGGCAGCAATACCCTCTAACTCCTCTCTACTGAACCCCAACGCCTTTGATTTGGGTTTCAGAATAACTAAAACTTGCTTCGTTCTTTTTTTCATTCTAACTAAATATTTAATTGAACAATAAAATTCAAGAAATATCCCAGTACGAAGCGATAGCAATAAGTAATGCTGCAAAATTATAAAAAAAGTATTTAATCACCAAATATATTGCAAGGAAATATACTTAATGATTAAATACTTTATAGTTACATATAAATATTAATCTGGATAATTGAGCTTATCCGGTCCAGCTGTGGATAGATATACGGAGAACATATCACATAGCTCTTTTGCTCCTTTTAAGTCGTTGAGCTTGTAATTACCGCATTCCACTTCCGATGCACCTGGAATCGTCTTTGATAGCGAACAAGCCTTGAAGGCTTCTACTATCATTTCCTTTATGAGCTTTGAAGTCCACGTACCTTTAAGGATAAGATAGAAACCTGTAAGACACCCCATCGGTCCAAAATACAGAACGGAATTGCTAAGAGGGCTATCATTGCGTAAGTAGTCTGCCATCATATGCTCTATTGTGTGCGCGACAGCTGGTGACATCATATCCTTATTTGGCTTGCACACGCGAATATCGAATGTTGTAGCAGTCTCCAATCCCATTTATCTACTCTCGAAACATAAAGACCTGGCTTCAGTTTCGTATGATCAACTTTAAAACTTGGTATCATTCTCTAATAATTTACAAACAACACTAAATGCCTTTTCGGCAAGACTATCCCAAAAACCTGCATACTGCTCGGTCTGGTTCGGCTCCAAAGGGTTATCACTAATAACTCGGATAGACGTAAATCCAATCCCTTTCTTGTAGCATACCTGTGCAAGGGCGGCAGACTCCATGTCAATAGCACATACGTTATACGAATTAGGGAGAAAATCCTTAATCGCCAATACCTGCTCTCTCGTAGTGACAAACTTATCTCCCGTAGCTATGGTTCCTAATCGGAATCTTTCATCCATATCAATCCAGGAGAAATCAGAAGGAAAGACTGCCGGCATACCTTGAACTTGCCCGTTGGCATTCGGTTCGCCGCAATATACATCGTGGTAACAGTACGAATTACCGATTACGACATTACCAGGTTTCAATCCTGCAACGGCAGCACCGGCGCATCCTACCGAGATAACTCTTGTAACTTTGCTGGACGTATTCGACGAAAGAAATTCTGTCAAGCAAGATGCCGCATTAACCTTGCCAATACCAGACTTGATTAAAGCTATGTTTTGAACATTTTTGTAGTCAAGCCAATTCTTTGCAATCCATTCGCTGATAAGGTCGTATTCCTTATCCATAGCGGTAACTATGACAATCATTGCGCACCTCCTTTCGTTAGCTTAAGCTTCTTGCAACGGTTGTAAATAGCGTTTTCGTCCACTCCAATCTTGGTCGCGATGGCTTTTACCGGGTACTTGCCATACATTCTGCGAATGATGAAATCCTCGTCAGCAGTAAACACGTGGCTCTTGCTGATACCCATTTCCTTCATCTTACGATGGATGGCCCAATAATTACGATTGAGCTGCTTTGCAATCTCCGTTGTCGTCATCACCAAAGCATTAACCTTGATGAACTCAATCTCTTCTGCGCTAAAATGTTTTCCTCTACTCATTATTTTATATTTGGGTTCATTAAGCCGCCCAAGGCTTTCTTTCTCTTTCTGTTATATCTTCTGTTTGCAGCAATCCTTTCGGCATTCTCTTTACGATAGACTTCCATTCTTGCCAATAGATGCTCCTTGTGTTCCTGGTAATACCTTCTATGGTATTCTCGGATTTCCTCCTCACTCCTCGCCATGAACCTTGTCTTTTATTAGCTCGTACAACGATGGACTAAGTGTACTCCAACGACCATTCTCATCTTTTACGAGATAGAATCCATCTGGAACATAGAACTCACTATTTCTCAACCTAACTATCAACGTCTGCTTTGTACAGTCTCCACTGACAGTTTTAACTAACTCTGAAACGTCCGGGCATTTCCATAATTCTTGGACATTCTCGGAAGATACTTTAATTGCAATCATATCACTTAAATCTAATAATGAAAAACTCTGTATCAAGCCACTTATCGGGGCATAAGCCTTTCTTCGGCTTGCCAATGATGATATCTTCAATTTCCTTTTCTATCATCGGACGATTTTTTGCATAACCGCAGAAGAAGCGGACGTGGGTGTAAGGAATGAACCTAGCGGTTTTCTTTTCAAGCAACTCTTTGAGCTTTGAATTACTTATAAGTATATCAAACTCCGGGTACATTGTAACCTTGCGATATTCATCACGTCCTCCGTATTTTGCTTGTATTAAGCGGTTTATCCAATACGATTTGATAGCTCTGTACTCTTCCGTCTTCTCGCCCGAAACGATTTTATCGAACCATTGCTTGGAAACGATGAGGGTAAATACTTTCTTTTCCATAATTAACCAATTTTTCCCTCAGTTGATATTACTAAGAAATCGTTACCAATTTCTTTTCTTCTATTTAACTCTTTACAAAGTACAGATGTATCAGCAAGATTGATATGCTGATTTACATACTTCTCCTTATCTGTGAAGGTAAGAAGAGTTTCATCGGGGTTATTTACTTCCACTATATCCTCTACACTTTCCGAAAGAGATTTGATTTCTCCATGGATAAAGTCATACACATTTTTGTCGATAACTTTCTGTCTTGTCAGAGTTTCGACTGCTGTTTGAATCTTTAAGATTGATTTTTGCATTTCTTGTTTCATAATCATATTTTTTTTAGTTTATTTGAACTACCTAATATATCTCTAATATCGAAAGGAGTTTTGCCTGCCAACCTAGTAAGGCAATTCATTAGCTTGCGAGAATATCTTGCAGTAATCTTTTCTGCCTTTATGATGCGGTGGTCTTTGAAAGGAACATGAACAGGAGTGTCAAATGTTTCATCATACACTCCATTGATATGGTCGAACATTCGCTTTAACCAATATGATTCTTTCATACCATCGTACACTGAGCCATCGCCATTATTGTACCCATCAACTATAGACTTGTACTTCATTATCTTCTTTGCCAATCTAATCTTCATACGCTATAATTGCTCTAATTTATTAATTATCTTTGCAAAGCGGTGCATGTAATCGAAGTTAACGTTTTCACCATGCTCACGCACCATTCTTTCGTATATCCAACGTAGATGCTCTGCATCCTTGTGGAACTCTTTAATATCTTGCTCGTCTAAGACTATTTGTTTCTTCATTCGTTACTTCTTTTTACGACAAGGGCAACTTTCTGCGTGGATAACGCTAACACCATGTTTCGTGTCCACAACCAGATAATCGTGTCCTTCCTCAGTGAATACTGACATACCAATCTTCTTTGCAGGTTCATTGCTATTAGCCAATGAGCGAATTCCCTCAAATATCAATGCACCTACAAGCAAACACAAGACGAACCAAACGGCTGACTTGATTAAATTTAAAACCTTTTCTTTCATAAGCTACTTCTTTTTCCAATATTTACCAATTAAATAACCTATAACTCCACCCATAAAAGCTATATATAGAATAGCTAGGATAAGTATAACATAAAATCCAAACATAACTATTCCTCCGTTTTTACACCGAATGGAGTTCCGTCGGCAAATAACAAATTCTTAAAGCAACTTTCAAATGTCTCATCTTCATATCCACCGAAGTCGCAGCCATTAGTAATTAAGCATGTGAATGCACGATGTGTTTGATAATTAGCAAAGTACTTATCTTTAACAACACCAAAAGGCTGATGTTTTAGCATTTCTTGCCAGCACTCTTCTGCGCCCTTAAATGGACGGAACTTTGGTTCTGGCTTAATGCGATACTCTGTGTTATTCCAAAACGAAATCTCTTTCATTTTCGTCCAATCATTCGGAACATCTGTACCTTCTATGAAACTTGGTTTGGTTCTACACTCAATTACCCTTCCTTCAGCATAAGCTTGCAGGATAGGATAAAATTCTTTTGCTTGATTTCTGTCCATAATTAACCCTCCACTGCGTCTTTATATTCTAGCTCAACCGCTAAATCGTGAATTAACTCCAAAGCTTCTTTCAAAGCATCATACATGTTATCTCCTTCTGATACAAGCTCATCAAGAGTGCTACTCTCGCTCATATCCTCAGGGAAATCATTTGGCTTCCAAGTGATTCTTTCGTTCTTTTTTTCGAACTCATAAGCCTTCTGAATAAGTTTTTCTCTTGTCATATCAATCCTCCAACTTATCAATAGGTTTCCAATGAGTGATACGAGCCATTCTCCCTTCCCATAAGATGATGAAGCCATTACTATCTTTTGTGACAGTTGCGCATTCCACTCTTCTGTTTTTGAAAACATTATCAGGAGCCATCTTGCTTGTTACAAAGACTTCTTCTCCGTAAGGAGGCAACCCATCCTCAACAGATACCCAGTCTGACTTTCCTAACTCTATCAAAGCATCATGCAATAAGCTATTCGCTTTTCTTAAAGGAGCATTATGCTTATCGTTTCCAAACTCCAAGCTATCAACATTATTGCTGATAACTTCTTGTATCAGCTCTTTAACTTTCTTCTTATCCATAGTTACAAATTAAAATATTCACGTATCTGCTCACCTGTCATGCGATATACCTCAGATATTCGGCAGTCTCTAATTGGGCTATCCCATGCACTGGTATGTTCATCATTACAACTACCATCAGCAACACGCTCTACGGCTTCTTCTTGTCCAGTTGCAAAGTCAACGCTTAAAAGCCGCATTTCTTCATCACTAAGTCCTTTTCCTTCCAAAGCAATATTTAGAGCGATTTGCAACTCGTCATGAGCCTTATCCGAATAGCCTATAGCCTTATCTAGATGACTATTGATTGATTTCTCTTTCTTATCCATAGTTCTTTATATTTAAATATGTTTCCAATGGGTGATACCATAACTAGTTGTGCCAGCAACTTCTCTGAAATCATTTGAATCTTTAGGAAATATGTCTCTAATATCTCGAAACGTGACCCATGGTTCATCCGGCTTGTAATAAGCATTGCGTACCACAACTTTCTCTCCATATTCTGGAAGTTCTTCATTAACTGAGACCCAATCTGTTTTCTGTAATTCTCCCAATGCTCTATCTATGCAGCGTTTGGCATCTTTTATATAAGCATTTCTGTTATATGGAAATGATTCGCAATCACCGACTGCCTTATATAAAGAAGAAACAGCCTCACCTAATTGTTCTTTTACTCGATTGATATTCATGATAGCTTTTTCTTTATTATTACTTAGTCCTCCTTTAAATTGAACTGTCTTGACAAAAATGGATTACTCTTTATCAAGTTGATAATTTCTTCTTCCGTATGAATGCCTTTCCAGAATAGTTCGGTATGATCACCGACTCTGTCTTCATCTACAGAGAACGAAACACCATAATTAGTATAAACCTCTCCGTGATGCTTGATGAGATGGCGACCAGGATTCTTTCGGATATTATTTATCCAAGTTTCATTGTCGCATTCGCACCACATTCCATATTCTGCCGAGGTCAGCACTTTATCGATGCCGATAGGATAATGACCGGAACACCCATTTGTTCCAAAGTAAATAATCTCTGCCATATTCTCTTCTTTTTACCCTCTCCTGTAAAAGGGAGAGGGTGGTTAGTTAATCTTTTTTCGGCTTAATACCCCATGCAAGATATCCAAATCTAATGTCTGTACTAATGTTTGAGCCATCAAAAACTCTCTCTTCTCCACCAATAGACGTTAGGGTAATACCTATAGGCAATGAAGGATAGAGATATAGCGGAATCAAACGAAGTCCAAGAGTATTTTTCTCATTGGCAACCTTCTTATCAAATTCATCCTTTGTAAGATTCCCCTTATCAAATTCAGATTGTAAACAAGAAATTTCTTCCTCAATATCTTCTTCGGATTGCCAACTTCCAAAATGCAGAGCCTTACATTGGCTTTCCGTAAGAGCATTCCAATCAATGTCTTTCTTAAATTGTTCTTGAACTTTTTGCCAAGCATTATTGAGACTTTCCTTTTTAAATTCTTCGTCCCACTTTTTATATACTTGGATACACGCAATTTGATTTGCGAGCCATTTCAAAGTATTACTAACTTTGTCTTCTAATGAAATTTGTTCCATATTACTTACCTTTTTATTTGTTAATCGTTTGCACCAAAGTCCATTAGAGGGTCTATCTCATAAAGATGCTCTTCTGCTTTATATCTTCTTTCTAGCATATTTATCGTATTCGCTAGATAAGTATCAGACATATCCTTAATCGGAATTTCTCTACCGTCTTTGGTTTTCCACACGATGGAGCCGGAGTTTCTCTGTCTGAGCCATTGCTCCAGCTCCAAATCACTCTTATCAGCTATTTTCATAACTTAATATTTTCGTTTCAAATATATTTCAGTCATATTATCTTTTGTCTTCCAAGTCGCTACTTTGTAGTGCTCAGAACGATAATACTTTATCAACAACTCTTTGATATGGTCTTCTATATCTCCGACATTAATTGTCAGTTCTTTACTACCTTTCTCTCTAGCGTTGCTAATTTCTGTATCTATCTTCTTCAAGAGTGGCTTTACAAGCTTACGTTCTGCCTTGCTTAATACTTCTTTCGGAGTATAATAACGTCTTGGTCTATAAAAGACCATATCTTCCAAATCATCAAAGTATGACATAACTTTAATTTCTCATTATGTGACACTTAATAACCTTATGAACCATATCTGGCTGCGATTCATTAAAACTCTTAATAATCTGACGCTCCATTTCCTTTGGAAAGATGGGCTTTGTCGGCTTCGGCATCGTGAGAACGGCTTGAATCTTTGCCCCCCCCATCCAAGGTAAGCAGACATCTGCGAGTAATCATTTGTCCAAACATCATAGCCTTATCCGTTTACATAGTTGATTACATGCTCTTGACCTTGCTCATGCAAATTATCAAAAGCGTCTTCTATAACTTTGGCTGTCTGATCGCCATTAAGGTTCTCCAGCATTTCGCCTACTACCTCTACCTGTTGATTTATTGGAAGAGAGCAGAACTCTTCAACGAGGAAGCTTTTCTGATGGTTTTCAGACATATCGTGAAATAAGTCTGATAAATCTACGTTTGCTTTATATACTGACATAATCTTAATCGAAAATATGATGGTTCAACTTTCTCTTTCTGAGATTTCTCTTAATCACTTCCATATCCTTGTGGTCGTTGGTGTGGTCCGCAAGAAGTTTGATGATTTCATAGATGTCATTTGCGTTATCCTCCAGGTTGGCGCAAATGTTCTCGTCACCAAAGAAACTCTTGTTAAAGGGTTTCAGATGGAAGTAGTACTTCTTAGCTGCATCCTGCATCTGATTATAGTGCATCTTCTGCTCTTGCTTGTACTGAACATTTAACAACTTGAACATAGACTGCTCATCCTTGATGAGCTGATCCAATACATCTGTTACCATTGCAATCAAGCAGCCATTGACCTGCAGGCGTTGAATAATCTTTTCCTGTTTCAAGCCAGATGTTACACCCAGCTCGGAGAGTGTAACCTTCAAATCGTTTACTGTAACTTTCTCTTTTCCCATTGTCTTACTTTTAATTGTCAAACCATGAACCTGCATATCTCCATTCCCAGTAAAGGCAAGTGTCATTAGGCTTCTTGCCTTCACTATAGCATATCTCAGATGAGATGCAATTACTACATACATGCTTCATAATCATGGAAGTTTAGATACCATATAATCAATCTCCTTATCCGTAAGGTCCAGATTGTTCTTACGTTTGAACTTGATGATAGCATCAATTCCGACCTCACCTTCAACCAACTGGTAGATGGCATCCTCATCAAATCCCTTGTCGAGAACCTTGATAAGCTCCATTCCCAAATCATGGATTTTCTGTTGAAACTCCTTTTTGAGGTCTGCGTTAATTCGCTCTAAAGTTTCTGCTTTTTGACTGAATCCGCATCCGCCTTCAATGGCGAAGTCGTTACTGATGTTCTGACACATCTGATCAATGTCTTTGCTACCGAAGAACTGAGCGAAATAGGTATCGCCCTTCAAGGACTGTAGAATATCGATTTCTTCTTGCTTTGTCATAACTAATCCTCCTTGTCTAATTTATCATATTCTTTACGCAACTCAATAATTTTATTTGTGAAGTAAACCATAGTCTCTTTCAAGAGGGAAAGCATATCTTTATGGTTGAGGATGTCGCCAACTGCCGTGTAGTACTTAAGATTGTCATTTGCATCAAGAAGGTCAAAGCTACCGCAGCATGCCACATTGGTATCGAAAGACTCTTCCTGGATATTACCAACTTTAGCCTGGTAACGAATCACCAAGTCTCTGTCTCTTTCGACTCCTTTCAAGTTCAAGTGTACGATAAGTGACTTATAGCCTAAGTCAATACCCTCTACTTCCCAATCAGGGCAAACTGAAATGATGTTCTTAACCTTCTTTGTGGCTGAATCAAACATATTCTCGATGTTCTTTCTAACTTCAGCCTTCTTTGTTTCTACAGAATTGTTCATAATCTTTATAATTTTAATTGGTTCAACTTATAAGGTAGCTCTTGTTTATCCAAAAGTACTACCTCTTATCTATATGCAAAGGTACGAAAATTTTCTGATATATGCAAATTTACCAACGACTTTTTTAGTTAAAAATACTAAATTAGGAAGATATATGCGAATATATCTGTAAATTTGCCAAATCAAAACTTCGAAGATTATGATAGACTTTAATGAACTTTTTAAAAGAAATGACGTTGGCAGCATCATAGGAGAGCTGAAACAACGCGTGCTGGATATTCCACTTTGGAGTACCCTGTTATCTGAGTATGAGCCTATGCTCCATGAAATCGTAAACGACCACGTGGGCAGACAGGACAGAACACTCGATGATGGAATAGTAGAAAAGGCAGCTAGATTGCCTATCGGATTGGAGAAACTTCTTACTAGAAGAATCTCTGAGTTCACAATGGCTATACCAGTCAAGCGTGTATATACGTATAATCAGAAAGACGAGGAACTGAAGACGATTGTACGTGCCATCGAGAAAATATACACCTGTGCACACATTGATGCCGTGAACATGCACAGAGCAAAGTGCTATTACGCCTCTTGTCAGATGTTCACGCTTTGGTACACGCAGAAGAAGCCTAACAAGCTCTACGGCTTCGACAGTCAGTACAAACTGAAATGCAAGACATTCTCTCCAATGGACGGAGTTGACATCTATCCTTACTTTGATGAGTACGGCGACTTGCTTGCTCTGTCATTCGAGTATAAGCGTAAGGTTACTGACACAGAGCACACCTTTTTCGAGACCTATACCGCAGACCACCATTATAAATGGGATATTTCTTCTGATGATGAAGAGTCCGGATGGAATTTGGTTGATGAAAATGAAATTTCTATCGACAAGATTCCAGCCGTGTTCTGGTACCGCCACAAGCCATGCTGGGAAGGATTGAAACCTATACGTGAGAATATCGAGTACACCATTTCCCGAAACAGTGATGTTGTGGCATACAATTCCGCTCCAGTCTTGAAGATTGCCGGTGCCATCGTTGGAATGGAGCGAAAGGGAGAGAGCAAGAGGGTGTATAGAGTCAGCGAAGACGGCGATGTTAGCTACGTGTCTTGGCAGCAGGCTATCGAGGCTCTTAAGTATCACGTTGACACTCTCGTCAAGCTTTTCTTCATGCAGTCTCAGATGCCGGACATCAGTTTCGAGAATTTGAAGAGTCTTGGCAATATCGGCTATGATTCAAGAAAGACACTCCTCATGGATGCCCATCTTAAGATAGGAGAGGAGACTGGTGCCTGGATTGAAGGCTTCGAGAGAGAGACTAACATCATAAAGGCTTTCCTTGCCAAGATGAATACGAAATGGGAGGCTAGGATGGATGAGATTACGGTAGAGCACATCATTACTCCATTCATCCAAGAGGACGAGATGACCCAAATTGAAAAGTGGATGAAGGGCAACGGAAACAAGCCAATCATCAGCCAGAAAGAGTCAATCAAACGTGCTGGCATTTCCGACGACCCAGACGCTACTTACCGAGAGATTCTCGAAGAGGACGAAGCCGAGGCAACCAGAACAGCTGCTTCAATGCCTAACTTATTCTCGGAGGAGTAAGCCATGAGAAAGAAGAAGGAAGATAAAGAGCAGCATTTCTGCCGTGAATGTGCTCATGCTACTGACTTCCATAGTATGAGCCTTAAAGGTCAGCCTATCCTAGCCAAATGCCCATATCAAGAATGGAGCGTTCTTCTCAACTGGGATTGCTGCAAACATTTTTAAAATGAACTTATATGAAAAAGCCAAAACTGCCTAATCAGAAAAAGGCATATAAAGACCTTGGCAAGAGACTGAACGCTTATACCAGGAAAATCATTTCCATCTATGAGACTCTTGCCAAGGAGTCCGCTAAAATCGCCACCTCCACCGACTTCGATGGGGATGGCGAGTTCTCTTTTGATGATTACCCTAGAACAGAAAAGAAGGTGAATGCCTTGATGGATTACTATTCAAACAATATGCAGGCATTGGTCTATAATGGAATATCGGACGAATGGAAGAACAGTAACACGCTGCAGGACCTACTTGCCAAAAGGGTAATCGGTACCTTTACTAGGAAGATAGCGGACGCAAAGCAGAAAGCTTACTTTGAGCACAACAACGCGGCAAAGAAGGCTTTCATGGAGAGAAAGATTAAAGGTCTCGGTCTTTCAGAAAGAATATGGAACCAAAGAGCTGATGTAAAGGAGGCTCTGGAGAAAGCTCTATCTGTCGGCATAGAGAGGGGTATGAGTGCTGTTAAACTCAGTAAGAAGGTCAGTAAGTACCTTAATGATTATCCATCACTTGCCAAAGACTATAAGAAGAAATACGGCAAAGCCATAACCATTCAGAACTGTGAGTACAGAAGCGTGCGTCTGGCACGTAACGAGATAAACATGGCCTACCGTTCTGCCGAGCAGGAAAGATGGGCTAGGATGGACTATATTAAAGGCAAGGAAATAAAGACAACCAACAATCCTAGCCATAAGCACGATATGTGTGATTTGCTTGCAGGTGTCTATCCGAGTTATTTTCCTTGGGTTGGTTGGCACGTGAATTGTATGTGCTATGCCATCCCGGTAATTATGAGTGAAAAGGAGTATTGGAGTGGTAAACAGCCAAACAATACTATGCCTAAGAACTTCACAAATTGGGTGAATGACAATAAAGACAAAGTAAAGCAGTCTTCCTATATCACCCAATATGCTCGTTCAGAAAGACCTCAAAGACAAATAAGAATAGCAACTCAGAACTCGCCTGAAGTTAGGGCTAGACTTCGCGAACTTATAAATGAAACTCTTCAAGAGAAATTTAGAGAGGTAGAGCTACCAGACGGTCAAACGGCTAGAAGACTTTATCTCAATAATAATAATGAGGAATTTGTGGTAGGACGAAATTTCTTTTCTGAAACGATGGCAAAGAATATTAGAAATAGAAGACTTAGCGAAACAATACAAATTGCAGCCGATGTAAACGAATGGTTTCCTACAGCAACATTTGACAGGATTGAGGAAGGTAACCATCATGATTTTCTGTTCAAAGTATTCCATGCTACTTATCAAGGAAAACGAATAGAATGTAAGGCTAAACTTACAAGTGAAAATATCCTTTATACTATGAGATTACTAAACTAAAAAACAAGGGATTGGAAACCCTCCCGAAGTCTGCATCCGAAGACCGACGTGTGAGAGGTCTATCCAATCCCTATTTATCTTTCTCCTTTACCGCTGCAAAGATAATATTTTATTTTGGAAAATCCAAATCTTTTTCTAAATTTAATTGGTTCAAGCCCTCGCTGGTGCATTTAATGTCTTGTAAGCCTCGAAAGCCAATGTGCTCACGTGCTCACTGATGATGGTGGAGATAGTCTTTATGTCTCCCATAAGTAGCTTCGTCTCTCCCTTTCCGACCTCTGCGATAAGACTCAAAAGGCAGTTGATTCAGATAGTTAAATCTGCTTTTCTTCGCCAGCAATTAAGCATGCTTTATATATGGCATCAATTAAAGCTTTCTTTTCATTTAACTTGCTTACATAACTGTCCATTTGAACTTTCTCTAGCCATTCTACTGGTTTAAATAATTCGTAAACTTTACCTTCTCTGTTTTTACATATGGCAAAAAAACATAATTTATCAGCTGGTTCGCCAGTATAAATAATCCAATGAAGATTAAATGTTTGTATAAAGGCTGTATCATTGCAGCATATCAATGTTTCCTTTTTGAATCTTGCCTCATCTGGCTTTCCCTTATGAGAAATAGCAATTTGGTCTTCTTTTATGTTTTCTTTGTTAAGGCTGTCTATAACAAACTCAAACCTTTCAGTTGCTATGTCTTGGAAACGCTTTTTGCAACCAGAAAATATTGCTATTATTATAAATAGTACAAGAAATCTCTGCATTTTTCCCATATGATGCGCCCGTCATGCCGGTAGCTAAGCTTTAGTTAATAATCCGTTTATCAGATTAATAACGCATCATATGGTACTTTATTGTGTTGAACCAAAAAAAATCAGCTAATATTTTCGAGTGACTTTTCTCGCCCTGCATTCAGCTGGCGGTACTCATTGAAGTCTTTGTAATGTTCGACCTTACCGTAAAGCTTCGGGTGGTCCATCATCTTGTCAATCATTTCATTGGAGAACTCGTGATATCCGAACTCGGGGCCTCCCTGCATTGAACCCATTCCCTGGCTTCTCGACGGCTTGTATTTATATGTAAAATTGATGCCTCCCTCATAGGAGTATCTAGCAAGACTGTACGACAGGAACTTACCATCCTTTCTTAAGATGTACCCATACGTCTGTGTCAAGCTGATGACGCGATATCCCAGCTTCTTAATATTCTCCAGGTTATCTTTCATACGCATCATACTAATGTCCTCTGAAAAACGCACATTTCTTACATTGAACTCGCTGTGTGAATTGATGTACAAATCGAGCTTGTCAATATCCCAATCATCCGGGTATGTGAATTTTACCAATCTCTGCAGCCCTCTCTTATAGTTAATGAGAACCGCAAGAGTTGACTTTGGCTCATAATTTCTCTTAATCTTAACCTTTACTTCCATAGTTATTTCTCCTCGAATTTATAGTTTGGGCAGCTTCTCTTGTTTCCCATCGCAAGCAGTACCGGGAACAGCAGACCGTGCCTGCAACCATTCCCGTGCTCGTCAGCAGCCTCGCAAGAGAAGCAGCCGTAATACTCGTTAATATTTAATGCTGCCATTACTCGTAATCCCTAATGTTCAACAATACCGGGAATCTCGGCACTCCAGCGTCAGAATACCCTTGATGCTGAACGGTAGCCGCCATACCTATCAACTCTTCCTTGTCGGCTAAGTATTGAGCTCTGAGTGACCTTGAACCTACCGGGCGGGCACAGAACTCGTACTCTCCACACTTCAGTTTGAATATAGCGGTACCCGCATCATTGCCCTCCGCTTCCAAAACATCTACAACCTTGAACTCCGTCGTATCGAACGATTTCAGCTTCATAAGGTCATTGCTTCTGCCCTCGGTATAGATTCCATCTGCATTTCTGATAATGGCACCCTCGTAACCGGTGGAAACGAATATCTTGTGCCATCGCTTGATGTCCTTCTCTGAATGGGCAACGAAAGTCTGCGTAAGGTACACAGGTCCGTTTGGATCAATGGAAGAAAACTCCTCCTGCAGAACTTTCCATCTGGTAGAAAAGCTTCCCGGAATCTGTGCATCGTAGATAACCATACGTAGCTTGTCAGTCATAGCAGAACGGCACTTGACGGCAGAGCATATCTGCTGGAAGGTCAATTCCTGGTGGTTGTATATCTCCCCATCCAAAGGAAGCACGCCGCGGTGTTTCTCTCCCCAAGCCTTAATCTGAGGAACATCGTATTCTTTACCGCCTCTCGATGTGAGGTGAACCTCGCCACCTTCTTCATGAAGGATGCAGCGAACTCCGTCATACTTAGGCTGGGCGAAGCAAGGAAACTTCGTCTGTGACGGATAATATCTTGTTGCTAACATTGGTTTCATACGCTACTTAATATCTGAGGTTATTTTAATTCTCAATGGAGTACCATTCACTCTGTGCGTGACGAAAGACTCCAGGTCCGTATAGAAGCTACTATAGCACTCTACACTAGAGCTTTCTACTTCAATGGTGATAATCTTTTTCATAGCCATTTCCCATATCTTCTATGAATCTCATCGTAAATGTAGGCTCCGCTCGTATGTGAAGCACTGAACATTAAGATGATGTCGTTATCTACCTTAATCTGATTTGTCCTGACAACCTTATCGTTCTTGACGTGGTCGCAATAGACCGTGTTGCAGGAGTGATATAGGCGCATCGTGCGCCCATATCTGTCAGTTCCTATATTCTCTTTGTACATGGCTAGTCCTCCAAATCTACATCAAAAGCAGCCTCAATAACATCCTTGATGTCCTTTGTGAAACCGCAAATTCCGTTGTACTCCAGCCAATGATCCAGCAACTCCGTGTTAGTCATTTCGGCTACTTCACTCTCACTATACTCTGCCTCTTCTACGAGGTACTTCATCAAATCATTCTTATCCATATTACTTGATTTTATTTATGTCACAAACTAATACATTACCTACTATTACGTCTCTGATACCTGCAATATTCACAAGCATCGTGGCGTTCTCGTTCTGAGGAAGGTCGTAAACCTTGCCTTCCTCATTAACTACCATTACCTGCGACTTGCTGAGTCGGACCAACTCGATGTGGCCACCTACAAATCCCCTCAACTCCTCCAATGAGAAATCCGTTCCGTTGGATGGCTCCACATTCTTCTGGGCGCCATCCGTGAATATTACTGTTGACAACATAGGCTAATCATTCTCTTTGCATTGTTAATAGAATAAGTCTGCGTCTTACCGTCGATATAGACGTATCTCTGACCGAACATATCCTCAAAAACCTGGATGATGTGCTTCTTGTATTTGAGAAGCTTTGTTTCAAAAATACCGTCCATAACTAAACCTCCTTTATTGAAATGTTCTTACTAGGGTTGTGACCTCTGCTTACCGCAATGTCGTAAGCGTCTGTCATGTTCTCATAATCACTCTTGCTCACGTCCTTCTTATGTTCGAACTCAACCTTTTCTAAGGTCTTGTTATCCATACCGTGAAACACTTCCTTGTAGAATGTAACTAACAAAGTACCCATAATCTTTATTTTTAATTGGTTCAACGTCTGTTTTTACTATTTAAGCGATGGTGGTCTCGTACAACTTTTTGGTTGCCTCGAACTCCTCTTCTCCCTGGAACATTCCGCAATCTGCACTTTCGAAGCCCCAGTCCTCTGCATCTCCATCAAAGATGCCATATGCTGAAACTCGGAACAATGTAGGAGCAACTGAAGCTACTTTGATTGCCATCTTTCCTGATGCTATTCTCATAAGCTCTGAAACTTCATTAACTGTCATTCTCTCGAAGCGAGCATAAACTAAATTCTTCATAATCTTTATAATTTTAATTGGTTCAACTTATAAGGTAGCTGCTGTTTATTCAAAAGTACTACCTTTTATCTATATGCAAAGGTACGAAAATTTTCTGATATATGCAAATTTACCAATGACTTTTTTAGTTAAAAATACTAAATTGTAATACATTGGTAATCAAATAGTTAAGGCGCATACTCTCACGAGCAAACGCCTAGCTAACATGGTTTAAAAAAGAAATTACAAGAAACCGCCACGTCTGAGCTGTGCATCGGTAGCATTGTTAAGCCACTCCTCGCACTTCTCTATGATGCCCGTACAAGCGTCCGGCGCATCATCGTGAGCGTTATATCCTTCCTTTCTGTAGGATTTCATATCGTGGGCGAACTCCGGCCACAACTGTTCCCAATTAGAAGGGAAAACTAGTTTATTGTTTACCTCGCTGGAGCGAGTGAAGATTCTAATCTGTTTGTTCTTCGATTGCGTGAACGTTACGAACTGGGTGATTCTGTTTCCGTGTTCCCTTGTTATACGCTCGACATTGCGGGCGTAAGAGCGGCCACCGTTGTTACTTTCAACGAAACACACGTCTGTCTGATTGCGCTTAACCATATTGGCTTGCGCTGGTTCCGTGTATTCCATCGGTCGCTTGGTGTATAGAACATCGGTAACATAGTAGCCGTCATCGTGTGCATCGAAGCATATAGAGCAAAGGAAGTCGAAACCGGTATCTGCCGAGTCGGTGTAGTTGCCAATCATTCTTGCATACCTTCTGTCCGGCAGCTCATCGTATGTTCTGAAGGCATGGTACATAAGACCTTCCATAGGGGTAGGGTTCTGCATGTACTGTGTCTCGAATACGAACTCGCTGGCGTGCTTGATTTTGTATAGTTCCTCCAGCGTATGCTTCCACGGCCACAAGGCTCGTTCCTTTCCGTCCTCGTCTGTCTGTATTACCGGGAGGGAAACAACCTTCCACTCATTCGGCTCAATCTCTTGCAGATAACCGCACAAGTCGTGCTCGTGCAACCTCTGCATGACGATGATAATTGGCGTATGACGTGAGTTTACACGGTTACGGATGGTTGTTTCAAAACGTCTGTTGATAGACTCTCTGACGTTATCTGACAAAGCATCGTCCGGTCGTAAAGGGTCATCGATAACTATGGCTCCCGAAAAGTGACCGGGGTTGAACGTAGCCATAAACTTATCCATGTTCTTTATGTCTTCTTCGGTCCAGTCTGGCTGACCTGCACCAAAACCTGTGATCTGACCCAGGGTAGATGTAGCATACTCACCACCACCTGCCGTTGTACTCCATTTTGATCTTGTGTTATCGTTCTTTCTGATTTTGACATTCGGAAATAGTGTTTGAAAATATGTGGAAGTTATCGTGTCCTTGACTGCCATTGAATTGTCCTGGACGAGGCTTCCGGAATAAGATATGTGCAGAAACTTTGAAGCAGGGTTCAGCGCAAGACCATATGCGATAAACATCTGTGAACACAAGAGGGTCTTTCCGTAACGAGGGCTGATATTGATAATCAGCTTATTCGTCTTTCCCCTTATCACATCCATGAGCGCATCACATATAATCCTGTGATGTTCGCCTACTACATACTCACGTCGAGCAGTATAGGCGAACATCTTAGTAGTGAATTGCAGCAGGGACGATGCCACTAACTGCTTATGAAGAAAACGTTGTTTCTCAAAGTCCATTTATCTTCTGTAATTCTTTAATATCATCCAAGGACAGCTTAGGGAACTTGAAGTCCTCTCCATCCTTGCCGGTTACTTCTTGAATATGCTTATCTGCCAATCCGTTGAGCCTTGCAACAATGCTGGAATCAAACTGATGAAGCATGGCGCCATCAATCTGCTGGGCCATCACGACATTCTCAATCTGTGTTATCACCTGCTCAAAGCCAGGTCTCTTAAGATTACCTCTCTTGAAATCCGCCCATTTCTGAACGATGCCACAGAAAGCACAAAATCCGACAAGGGTATAGGCTCTTCTGAAAACCCTTACCTCTTGTCTCATGGAATTTGTGGATTTGCCGCTGCCACCTGCAATGGAATTGCTACCAGTCTTTTGCTGCCAAGGGTCGTTTTCAACATCATCACAGTAAGCTACAAACTTATCCCATAATTCCTGAGAAGACTTAATCTTATATGGTCTTCCAACAGGATTGGGGATTCTATGTACGAAAGACTTTACTTTCGGCTGTGATGATTCATCTGTCATGGCTTCTTAACTTTTACTAGTTTACCGCAAGCGGAACAATTATACTCATAATACTCTGAAGGCTTGACCTGGATATTCTCCTCAACGCCCTTCATTTCCTCCTTGAACTTCTGGTCCTTCTGGGCTTCCGTTACGACCTTCTTAGCCGTATGGTTGGTCTCAGCCTTGGAAGGTGCGGCCGCAGGCTTCTGTTCCTTTGGCTTAGCGTTGAGTCCAAGCATACCGGCAATGCTCTCATCGAAAGCAAACTGAATGCTGTTAGGATCACCGAGATAGGAGAGCTCCTTGCGAAGCTTCTTCTCGTTCCAAGTGGCAAACTCGGATGTCTTGTCATCAGCGATTCTATACTGCTTAATCTGCTCATCAGTCAGATAGTCAACACGGATGCATGGAACCTTATCCATTCCCAATGCCTTAGCAGCCTTATACACACCGTTACCGGTTACAATCACGTTGTTCTTATCAACGGAAATAGGCTGAGTGATGCCGAAATCCTTGATGGACTGCATGATTGCCTGTACTGCCGTCTCGTCGGTCTTGTGCGAACCGTCATGAGGCACGATACTATCAATAGGTAACTCAATTACCTTGTCATTAATCTTAATCTCTTCCATACCTGTTAATCCTCAATTTCTATTGTTTCCATATTTCCGCAATATGGGCAAACGACCTTCATATAATGTGAACCGTCCTCGCGTTCTTTGAGTACGAACAAATCCTTGGCAGGGTCTTCCTCCTCCTCATCTGAAGGAGCTTCCTCGCTTTCGCCAGCCTCTTCATTGGATGGAGCCTCGAAGTTCTCCTCATCAACCTGAGAATAGTCATCCTGGAAGCCACCATACTCTTCTGCCTGCTGATTGATGCTGTCGAGGGAGAAGTTGAGCATCTGGTTAATGTCCTCAAAGAAGAATGCCTGCATATCGGTAGGAACCTCCATGTTGCGCAATTCCTCCAAAAGCTGGTCTTCATCAAAAGAAGACTTCTCTGCCAGCTTGTTATCGAGGATGCGGTACTTCTTTGCCATTTCGTCGTCCATATCCGAGTAAACGACAGGAACGAACTCCATGCCCAACTGGTAAGCAGCCACGTATCTTGTGTGACCGGCAATGATTACACCTGCCTTATCAACGAGGATAGGCTTAACGAATCCAAAACGCTTGATACTCTCCTTCGTAGGCTCAACCGCATTCGTGTTGTCACGAGGGTTGTCATAGTAAGGAAAGATTTCACTGAGCTTAACTGACTTTACTTTCATTTCTTATCCTCCTTCTTCTTGGCTGTCTCTCTTGCTACGCGTCTCTCGTCGACAACCTTTTCGATAGCCGCATTATACTTATAATTCTTGAAAATCTTGGCGAAACCGGTTACATACTTAAGCTTTACAAGTTCTTTCTGCTCCAGACCTACCTTTTCGCAAATCTCACGCTCAGACACACCATCTCTGAGCATATTGAAAACGATGTTTACCATTCCATCGACAGAGTGACTTCCACGGGCACGATTGTGTCTTACGGTTGATGCCATACGCTGGTCGATGTCCTTGTCTAGGACTACAATCGGCAGCTTTCCGCCACATCGCTCATTGATGTCCGCAAACTTGCGGATAACGAGGTTTCTGTGGAAGCCGTCGATGATTACATACTTCTGCAGCTTCTCGTCCCAAATGGTAACGATAGGCATTGTGTAACCGTCTTCCCTCACGGATGTATAGAGAAGACGCATTTCCTTATCTGCCACATGGTTAGGGTTGTAGTTGTTGGCTACAACCATATCCTTGTCAACCCAAAGCACGCAATCTACAGGGTTGACTTTCTCCGGAGATAAGGAACTGATATACTTTCTGAGGTCGTTCAAAAACTGCACCTTATCCTTAGCAGCATCAAACTCCTTCTTGATGTTCTCTTGAAGATTCATATTCCTTATTAGCTTTTTCTATTTTAACATAATTGTCGCTCAAATACTGACGCAAAGAACGCTCTACGCTCTGAATGCGCTTCATTCCGAAATCCTCCGCAATTACGCAGACGGCACTTGTGTAGCCAATCTGATGTATTACATAATCAATGCACTCCTGGCAATGACCGGCTTTAGCTGCATTTCTCTTCTTGGCAGCACGGTAACCCTTCTTGATAGTCTCTGCATTCTTCTTATCCTCACAAAGATTATCTGCAAGATAGTCAACGTATTCATCCCAATCCTTGAAATAAGGTGGCAAGTTGTAGCAATATGTTGCTACTTCATTAAATACGTGTACAGATGTGTTGACGTTTGCTACTCTTCGCACAAGCTTGTCGTAGAACCATGGATCAACTTCCTTGATGAAACCTAAGTCGTGGATAGCCTGCTCATGAATGAGAGAACTAACTCGGCACGCTCTGAGTGGCTTCTGCGTGAACTGATAGTTATAGAGCTTGCAGTACGGAAGCTTGTTGCTGAAGATGTAATACCATACATCATAAACCTTCCAATCCCAAATAGGGTAGAGTACCAGACTTCTCGGTGTGCCGTCTTTATAATATCCGCCACCACCTCCCCACGTAATACCTGGAAGGCACTCGCCTCTAGTAAGACCCGATAAACGTGCCGGCGACTCCTCGATACGAACACCTCCCAAAGTTAGGTAGTCTTTGCCGAAGAGCATTCTGTGTACCTGATCAAGGGTCTTGGAGAAATACTGATTGTGTGGGATTTCCAAATCGCCATAAGAATCTGGCTCCTTCTCACGAATCCACTTTTCTCCTGGCCCCCATACATTGAACCATTCTCCCTTTGAGGCATTCCATTCCTGGAAGTATGACTGAATCCAATACGGCTCAACCCACGGCAAGTGCATGATGTATCGTATATACTCGATAGTCATTGGAGTCTCTGCCTCTTGGTCTAGGAAGAGGACGGGAATCTTTTCAATTCCCATCTCCTTCATAACCTCGTGAGCAAGGTTGAGAACCACGGTAGAGTCCTTTCCTCCCGACATCGTCACGACAATCTTACGCTTACCATAAAACTCCCGAAAGATGTATCTGAATCTTTCAAGAGCTGCCTCATAAACGTTTTTGTCACTGTAAAATATCATTTCTTTCTATTGTTTAATAATACCTTGTCGCTGGAATTACTGAAATGGGTGTCAAGGTAATTCTTAAGCCTACCCATCATTTCATTATTGTTGTGGCCGCGAGCGGCATTGTGCATGATTGTTGCATATCTCAACTTCTCTTCGTCGAAGTCAACGAAGCATACAGGAACCATTTCATATCCGATGACGCAGGCGGCGCGGTATCTGTTCTCTCCGTCAACAATCTGCATCGTCGAGCGGTTGACAACGATAGGCTGAGTAAATCCGAAATAGAGCAACGATTTGATGAGAAGGTCGAAGCTGTCTGCATCATGCGTGTTAGGGTTATAGTCATTCGGATAAATGTCATCAACCTTGACGTATTCAATATGCAACGGCTTCACCTGCTCAACCTCGATATTGTCCTTCGCCAATTTCAAGGCTAGATTTTCCTTAGAGTTTTTTGTATTCATCGAGAAATTCCTTGTTTACGATTTCCTTAACCCAATCTTTGCTTGACTTAGCCAAATAAGGATTCTTGAACTCACTCTCCCAATCTACAGACTCTACATCAAACTGGTTGTCGTAGGTCTTGCTGTTTCGAGGAATGCCACCTACTGCGCCTGGATTGTTGAACGTGCTTCTGTATGCACCGAAATGCTGAACCAGACCGGGAACGATAGCGTAAAGGTCGATACCCTTTGCTTGAAGGTATGCCTTAAGGCGCGAATCATCATAACGTGTCTGATCATCCGTCATCTTGTTTGAAGTTTCAACAAAGTCCTTGGCTAGGTCATTTGGATATACGCTAGCCTGCAGCCAGAAGTTAGTCTTTGTAGAAATAACGTGCTTGCCCTTTGCGTAACAATCAGTATAGTCTCCATTTGTTGGATTGTAGAAACTGATAACATTGTTTTCGGGAGCAAAAGAGAGAATATGTAAAATCTTGGCAAGAATGTTGCGGTCAAAGGTAATATCATCATGGATAACCATACGATGGGTTCCTTCCGCTACCTCTTGTGTCAACGCTTGGGAATAATTGTCCCAAAGACCCTTACCTCGGTCCATAGAGATGCTGACAGGGATGCCATAGGGCTTAGTGCTGGTCTCTATCAACTTCTTAAGGTATTTGCCCTCACGTTCTCGCTTCGGAACGTTGAGGATGATAATCTGAGAGAGTTTAATCATATGCGTAATTATTTAGTTACTGTCCATTCTCCACCTCGCTTGGCTACCTTGCTTATGGCTACAGCCAAACGGTTTCTGTTCATATCGCTACCATAGAAAACCTTACCTGCGGCATAGGCTGCTTGTGCAACAAGTCCTTGGCCCATAAAGAAGTCTGTGATAGAGCTGAACGGAACATCCTTACAAATCTTGAACACCGCATCCCATTCATCCATTCCCTGGAGTCCCCAGTCTTCTGCCTGCTTGGTGCCTTGGATAATCCAGCACTTGCAATCTGGCTTATGATAATAGGTGTTCTCGTAGATTTTTACATGAGGGAACAACGATTCTACCATAGGAACCAACTGCTTCTTATTTCTGTAGAAGCACTCGACGAATAGTCTGTCCGGATTAATCTGCTCGATGCACCTCTTAATGTGGGCAACGAACTCGTCAAAATTGTCAACCGGGCATTGCTTCTCCGCCTTGGTATAATACGCTTTGAGGACGCCTTTACTTCCTGCCGGGTCGATGAATACGCAATCGGCATTCTTAGAAAACTCCGGAAGCCCCAAAGTAATATCGGCAATGGTAATCTTACTACCATTGCCTAAACTGTAAATCTCGCCTTCTGTGATGGGATATTTGTCAATACTGCCATCATAACGCAAACCTTTCTGTGATGTCATACGCAATTTACTATTAAATAATTGTGATACTCTGATACGTTTTCTTCACCAAAAAGACTGCACAAGACCTTCTTTGAATAGAAAAAATGTCTGAACTCCACATCACACTTCTCATAAGTGACCGGATGATATTTCTCCTTGTAGAACATCAAGAACTTGCGAGCCTTGCACTGTGATATTTCCAGAACGGCATACCGGGAAAGATAAGATGGGGAACCAAACAATGCTACGATATTGTCGAAATTCCTGCAATCCAAGTTCTTCCCATCGAAAGGCTCACATACAACCCTATCCTTATAGGCTGGGTATTTGTTAGTGAACTGTTCCAACATTCCTTTACTAGGATCAATTCCTAGGTATTCCTGTGGGTCGATTTCTGCAATCTCTGTAAGCAAGCCAGTACCACATCCAATATCTAGAATTGAACCGTTGAGAGGTGGGAGCATGTGCCCCACCTCACGGTTCTCAACGAGACTCGTTTCGTCACGAAACAAAGTGTCGTACTTACTTGCTATTTTATCATACTGGGAATAATTCATTTTCTACTGTTGCCTGTTGCCAGGTGATTTTTTTACTTGAAATGGTTACGAAATTCTTGTGATTGTATATGTTACAATTTGGGAACATCGATTTCAGCTGCATTCTGTCGTAGGTGAAATGGTGCATTTCCTCGAACTCTGCAGGGGTGTAATCATCCTTGTAGAACATAAGACAATAATCCAAACCACTCTCGCCCAGCTTGCGAAGATACTGAGGCATGAAGTAGGAAGCCGTACCGAAAAGGGCTACCACAACGCTGTCTGCCGACATCCATTTCTTTATCGCCTCCTCAAAAGAAATAGTAGAACATCTGCGGAAGAACCCTGTGGTCTTCTCTCTGAACAGCTTGATAGCTTTCTTGCTTGGATCAACTCCATAATACATTTCCGGCTTTATCTTGGTGTAGGAGACAAAATCTCCGTTTCCAATGCCTGCCTCGAAGAATCTTCTGTCCTTGAACGTGAACATGATTGACTTCGCCATCACGTCCATTTCCTGATTCGAATAGATTCGCGGTACCGGCCACTCCAGGAAGTCAAACTCGTTGAAAACCTTCTGTCTGTTCAGAATCCAAGTCGTCTCGAATGGATCTCCCATCGTCCAATACTTGTAACCGTCAATGTAAAGGTAAGGGAAATTATATTTTCCCCATCTTTCATGGACTCCATTGTCTCTCTGTGCGCTGACGAAGTAATAGAACTCGTCGTTTGTCAATGCGCACTTGTCTCTGTGAATGTACTCATGAGGAACGTCTATCATCGAAGTAGCCCATTGCCACTTACAACGCTTGATGAACTCTCTGAGCTTACTGTAATCGTATTCCATCGCTGCAAATTTAATAAAATATTTAATGATTAAATACTAAAAATCCGAAATTAACTATATTTTAACATAAAAATATGCATATATGCGGCTTGGATAGCCAAAAACACCGCAAAATAGGCTCTTTCCATACGCAAAGATACGAAAAAATCCCGATATATGCAAATATATCAAACGGAAATTTTAGCCAAAAATACTAAAAATTATGCCGTTCTGCTTGCTCTGTTTGGAAGCCTTGATTCTATCTGCCACAGATTGTCTTTGATAAGCTTCAGAATGGCATCGTGAAAAGCGGAATTGATGTTTCCGTGACCCTGGCATTGAACGACGGTAACATCGGCTAGATTTACTTCGATTGTCTCCATGCGCTGCCCGTTTACCTTGGCAGAAAGTATGAGGCAGTTCGGTTTTTTGTTCACATCGTAATAGCCGTTTCTGAATACGCAGTGCCCCATTTCCTTGCCCTCTTCGAAGAACTCCTGGACGGACTTAAGAACCTGTATGTCTATGACACCATCCTTTATGTCTATATCAAAGAACTGCTTTCTTCTGGCAATATATACATTAGCCAGTGCTTCTGCCTTTTTCTTATTCTCCTCTTCGGCTTTAGCGACACGCTCCAAATATGCAAGCTCTCTCTTCTCGTCTGCAATCAGACGCAATTTCTCCATTCTATCTGCCACCTTTCTTTTCTTATTGTCAGCGGATTTAAGCCACTTGTCGTGTGCCTCACGAAGATTCTCCGGGCAAACGACAGAAGGGTTACGTACATCTTTCTTGAGATACATGATGCTATCGAGCATATCCCACCATAGGCTATCATAGATATAAGCAGCCTTTCCATGTCTGACGGCAATCTTAACTGCTGACATCTTATCTCTATCAAAGACGGCTTCATGGTACTTGCACATTTTCCACATATCAACATCACGTCTCATGAGAGTTTCATTGTATGTGTTAGCATTAACGGAACGGAAGATATCGTCACACGGAATCTTTTCCATGAAGTCTCTGAGAGCGTACTTATACTTATCTTGGACTGAAGCGTAGTACACTCCATCAAATCCGATATCGCGAGGGTCGCCCAGACTGCTCCATACAGTATGCGTTTTAACTTCCAGCTTTCCGAAAGTAGAAAAAGAATCTACCATGTATCCGTTAGTTCTCTGTTTGGCAAGAAAGACATATTTCCCTTCTTTCAGCCATTGCTGCATACACTCCTTGAAGTAAATCTTCTCCTTAACCATCTTGTGGAACCGGAACTTCGCTCTTACCTGAAAGTATCTGAGGACCTGCCATCCCTTGAATGTGCATACTAGATAGAAACACCCTCTTGAAAATCTGTCACCATACTTGTAGGCATCATTTTTAGAGATGCAAGTCTTGATGGCCCACTCACGTTGCTTGTCTGATAACTCCGGAATTCTGTCAGAGAGTTTTACAACTTCACGTTCTGTCTTATTTCTTGGCTTCATAATTCACATATTAAAAATCAAACAAACTCAACTGCCCAATCTCTGCATCCTTCTTTTTCTGAGCCTCGGCTTTCTTCTTCATACGCTCCTTCTCTGCGGACTCCTTCTTTTTGAGCTCCATGATCTTGGCTTGCTTGAACTCCTCCTCAGCCTTCTTCTCCAGATTCTCCTTGGTCTGGTCTGAGAGATTTGTAACAATGGTGCAATTCTGATTCTTGGTGAATGAAACTTCTTCTTCATTATAATAGTGAACTGCAATTCCATAAATCTCATCATCGTCAAACCCCTGTCTTCCGGATTTCTTGACCTCTGAGATAATAAAGTCGCAGCAGTCATCGATATTCTTGCCAGGCTTGGCGTAATCCTTTGCGAACAACTCATCCTCTGCTGCACGCTTGTCAAGATATGCCTTGATTACCTTCTTGAATGTTTCTGTTCCTTTCATAACCTTTCCATTTTTTGAAACCGATGGGCTTGTTTCTAAATCCCTTACGGAATGCTTCTCTCATAGAGATGCAAATGAAATCTACGCTGCATTGTGCCAAGCCCGTACAAAACGCACAATCCTCGCAGTCATCCATTGGTTCCGCCACGTACACGATGCCGTTAATGACTATCGCCGCTTTCTCCTTGAAGACTGCCATTTCTTTTCACCAGCAATGCCTTTGCCCTTGTTAGTCTTCTTGCCATATCGAACTCTCTGGCTCTTGTGGCTTTGTCTGTGATAAAATCAGCAGCCTGGTCTAAGGCCTTAAGCAACTCTCTGTACTCAGTCTTCGTTGTCTTCACTTCCATACGCTTCCTGTGCCGTTATAATTCTACAACCGGTGTAATCGTCGGCAGAAAGAACAATCTCACCATTATTAACCTTTTCTCTAATCATGGAGCAAGCATCCGTATTCGTATCTGCCTCTACGGTTATAGTCTTGCTCAGAATCTCTTGAACGCAAACATCATATTTCATTTTATGTAACCTCCCATGTTTCTATGTTAAATTCGTAACTTTTCCCGCTACACTGGCTTTGTCCAATGTTGCGCAAATCTCTAAGTTGCTCTTCCGAAGCTCCGTTGGCCTCGGCTGTTGCGTAGCATTTCTGAAGGGTACCCGCTACTCTAAGCAATTCGCCGCTTCCCTTTGTATGCCAGGCATCATCTTTATAAATTAGATATACCTTCATAATTAAACCTCTTTAAAATGAACACTAGTTTTATCTTCTCTGTCGCCAGCAGTACAAGCTAGGTTTACACAAGTAACTTCTTGATCGTGAAGTGGAACGTTAGGTACACAAACTGAACAATTAACACAATCTCCACGTTCAGCTACCACACAGGTTCTACCATTTATACTAAGCTTCTGCCCGATAGGATAGTACGCTTGTACACCCAAACCGCTAACTACGATAATATCTTTCCCTTTCATAATCAATCCTCCTTTTCTTTTAAGTAACGAAGGTATAACTGACAGTTGTCGCAATCAGAATTGCATTTGTAACTGTACTCATTGGCACAAGCCATAAATAATTCACTTCTTTTCATAAGCGTTCCGATAACAAATAAATAAGTCGCAAATCATTTCCTCGCAAGCCTCCATATCTTCCAGTACATCCCTCATGTGGTATGGTGCTCCATTCTTTCCATGACCCTCGTTGTCTAACCATAAATATGTTTCACTGTCAGCGTCAAATTCTACGTAACGCTGGTGGATGCAGTTGATCAATTCTTCCGCACTTTCAAATGGTCCGGTTGATATTGAGAAGTCTTGACCTGCAGGTGAATGTTTAGAAAAGAGTAATCCTTTCCCATTCGTGTATTCCTATTCGGTGACAGTCCAGGAATCGGACTCTGCTATTTTTATTAATTCTTCTATTTCCATACTGATTAAATTTTAAAGGTCGGGTGCCGTCTTTCCGAGCTGCCAACAAAATCAAGAACATTTTTACTATTGTTATATAATCAATCCCCGACCTGTTAGTGATAATACTACTTGTTTTTACATAAATCACCTCCTATCTTGTTAAGTTTAACTTCCATATCCCGTGAATCTACCAACGGCAGAACTTACGCTTTCATTTGTTACGGAACCAGGCTTCAAGAAGTACTTGTAATGCGTGCTTCTCTCCAACCTCTCACTCCAGCAGAAACCGAAAGCATCGAACTCCTTGCCGCACCATTCATGGCCGTAATAGTATTCGCTGGCATGCACCTTCTGTTCCTTGCTGAGCAGCAAGAATAGTGCGCGACTCTTGCTAAGTTCCGTTGGGTTCTCCTTGAACTCCTTCTCGATTTGCTTACGCTTCTCTGTATATTCAGCTAATTTCTGCTGATACTCATCCTCGCTGTCGCAAAGATAATAATCTGTGTCAGTCCAACGGCTATCCCAATAGGAATTGGAAGACTGGTGTATATGATAAATATTCTTCATTTCTTTTTGTCCTTTCTGTAAAGGAAGAATGCGTCACCCTGCCAACCGAAGTTCTTGGATTCACATCTTGCTAGAATATGTGTGTCGGTCTCGATGAGCACATCTTCATATTTATCTAACTCTGTTTGTGTATCTGATGTATCTTCTCCATAATCCCATTGGAGCATGAATTCCAAGATGGCATTCTGGTCACCGACACTATTCAGTCTGCAAACCTTCTCGTAATCCTCAATTTCCTCAAAACAACTTTGATGCTGCGGGGAAATCTCTACGATAAGAGATAAGTAATCGTAATCTTTCATATTTTTTATATCTTGAAAGGTAGGCTGCCGTCTTTCCGGCTGCCAGATAAGAATAAGGTATCTAACTAACGGGTGTCCTTAATACCCAAATTGTTAAACCTTACTTTTGCCTACCTTTATAATAAGTATATAAATCCATCATACTATTGTAGAACCACTGCCATGCGACAATCTCCTTCTGCTCTTTTGTAATATCCAGGGCATCAGTAATCATCTTTCTGCGCCAGTTTATCAGTCTGTCACATGACTGGATGATTCTTGCAATCATCACATGGGCGACATTCTCCATCATTACCGCCTCGCCATTTACCATCTTCAGGGCGTACTTTTCTGCAGCATCATGCCAAAGGTTGTAGGCTACAGAATCATTATTGAGCATCAGATAGAGTTCTTCCATATCAGAAGTTCTCTTGTACTGAACCATTTCATTTACCACCATAGCTATCTTTTCTCTAATGTTATATCTACCACGTATGGAAGAGTATGCTGTGGCATTTCCTCCGAATTGATACAGTTGAATCTACAGACACGTTTCATGGAAGCCTCTTCTTTGTCGATTGCCTTGTTAATCAGCTTAGGACTAATCTGCTCAGTCATCTCAACATTAAAGTAAGAGTAGTTTTCATCCATTGATACTCTTGTTGCAATAGCAACCAGCCCGAAGTCCGGGCTAAAGAACAGATACTTGTTGCCTGTAAAGATTGCATCTATTCTGTTCTTTGTATTTCCTGTCACTCTTATTACGTTCATAACTATTGTTCCATTAAATGTTTGACAAGTTCTTCTTTTGAAGAGAAGATATCCCTAAACCCTCTACTTACAAAGTACCCATCTATCTCTAAAACAACATAGTTCTTATTTAGTGATACTTTGAGATTTCTCTCTATTCTGTCACGTTCACTGAAAGAATAATAATCTAAGTATCTTGTAGGACACAAATTAGCACTCACTATATTGTATATTTTCTCTCCAATATCTCTACAATGATAATCGACATACAGCTTTTTGTCGTCTTCATAATCTGAAAGAGATATGAAGACAATTCTACCGGAGACAATCTTGTTATCCTTCATAGTGAAGACCTGCTGCCCGATAGCGTACTTACTTTGGAAAGTAGTAGCTAAATCGGAAAAGACTCGTCCACAATCCAGCTGGAAAACTGCATATAAAACGGTTCCATTATTGAAAGCTTCCAGGATTCGCTCTATCTTCTCGTTTTCTGTCGGCTCTCGTTCTGTAACGTTTCCATCGTCATCCGTAACCTCGACATCATCATCAAACGCGCATTCATACTCGTTCCAAATAGAAAATTGCTCTTTAAGTGCATTGTATTTCATTATTTCAGAAATACTGTTGATCTTGATACCTACATATCCGTTTCCGAAATTCTTTGTATTCATATTAACCCTCCAGACTATTAATGTATTCCTTACGCGCCTTTACAAAAAGCTTCTTCTTTCTGTCATCTGAAAGAAACTCCTTGACGGTATATCCCAAAGCGATGATACCATTTTCAAACTCAAATGTAAGGCCACACTCATGATTGCCAAATTCATATTTCAAGGCATTTACCAAATTCTCATCGTTGTTCAGAAACTCCTCTGACTCCTTGACAGAGCGCTCACCAAATTCAATGAACAGATGGTAATCCTTTTTAAGGCAATATGCACCGGCACCGATGGAACATACCTTTTCTAAGTCTTCCTTACTTGTGGTAAGCCCCCATTCAGCCATCATGTCCTTGAACTGCTTGTCTCCGAATGCAGCCTTCATTGGCAGCTTGTCAAACTCATCCTGCTGCTGCTTCTTGAACTCGTAGTATGTCATACCTGTCCCTCCATCATTAACAGCTTATACTCCTCATCACTATCTCCGACGTGACCGTACAGAAGACCATCGTCCGTGTTCTTCCAATACTCATGAGGAACTGAGCATGGTGTCAAGCTAGCAAGAACAACAATGTAACCTAATGACTTGATAAGATTGAAATTTGAATTTCTCATAATTATTCCCTTTCTATTTTTTAAGATTAAAATTGTATAATAGTGCCAAATGGCTGTCATCTAACTCTCTCCAATCATCAACCGTGTCAAGATAAGCCTTGACTTTTGAAAGTGTAATTGGAACTGACGGATAAGCAGAACAAAATCTGCGAAGCATGTACTCAGAAAGTGTCTCCATAATTAATCCTCCTTTGGCTCTACAAACTCATATTTAATGTCTGTCAACTTAGAAATCTCATCAAGCAAAACGTTGAATGGATATACATCAATAAAGTCAATATCAATGATTCCGTTGCCCTTGTCGTAGGCACCACAACAAATTTCACGATGATTCTCCTTGACAACTCTTGCGAATACTCCTGACAAGTAAGGGTTTACCTTTACTCTTACGGTAGCTGTGAAATCTCCACCTTCCATTGTTCCGTACTCAGTGTACTTGATATTATTAATCTGTTTCATAATCTTTATAATTTTAATTGGTTCAACTTATAAGGTAGCTGCTGTTTATTCAAAAGTACTACCTTTTATCTATATGCAAAGGTACGAAAATTTTCTGATATATGCAAATATACTAACGACTTTTTTAGTTAAAAATACTAAATTATAATGCTTTATAACTGACTGATTATCAGAATGGTGCATCTGTCTCTTCTGGCTTTTCGAAAGGAACTTGCACTTCTTCGTTGATTAAATTCGTCTTGAAAAAATTTGTCGTGTTCTTATTAAATCCCATAAAGAATTTGAATGTTCCAATATTACGTCCCTTGGCAACGTCTATCATGGCCGTTCCGTCAGTAGGGTAGTCATCCTTATTGTCGAATGGGGCAGGGTACGCTCTGTTGTAATACTCTGCTCGATAGACTAGGATGACAACATCGGCAGCTTCTCCTATCTGTCCGCTATCACGCAGTCTGTTCAAGTTCGGCTCGGGACAGTTGCTATCTCTAGACAACTGGCTTAGGGCGATGATCCATATGTTCAGCTCCTTGGCAAGGTTCTTGAATCTTCGTGCGGCATCACCCATAGCCTGCTCCCTGCTGAAACTCGTACTCCTGGAGTTTACGTTGAGAATCTGCAAGTAATCAACTACTGCTCCGTCTATGTCCTTCTGCATCTTAAGCATTCGGATGGAAAGAAGGATAGAGTCTATATTTGACGTACTCTTATCATCAAAGAATAAATTCTCACCGGGCAACTTTCCTCTAGCATCATCAATCATCCTTATTTCGCTTGGTGCCAGACTACCCGAATATAGAATGTTGTTTGCTGGAATGTTCGTCTTGGCAGAAAGCAAACGTGCAGTAAGCTGCTCCTTCGTCATTTCCATAGAGTAGAAAGCAACCTTTGCTCCGTTCTCGATGGCGTGTCTTGTCATGCAAAGTGCGAGGCTCGTCTTTCCCTGAGAAGTTTCACCGGCTACGATAATCAAGTCAGACTTCTGCAGTCCTCCCTTTTCATCGAATCTTTCCATGCCAGTCTTGGTTCCTGTCGTAACACCTCCAACGGTGGCATTCCTAACCATTATCTCGTTTAGACTGTTCATGGCATCATTGAGCGTGAACACTCCATCCGCCTTCTCGAATACTCCTCCGATACTCTCTATAGCCTCTTGGTGTGCGTCTGCGGTAAGTACCTCTTCTGACAGTCCCACCTTGGAAAGCTGCTGGCCTACTACCCATAGCTTTCTTCGCCTGCCAAGGTCTTGCAATCTGATGGCGTGATACTCTACATGGGCTGACGAAGCAATCTGTGCCGAAATATTCATCAAGTCCAATGAAGTCACGTTTGACTTCTGCTTGCCAAGTTCGGATGATACGGATATAATATCTATCGGCATACCGTGCTTGCCCATGTTGTCAACGGCTTTCCAAACGTCACGGCATATAGGGTCATAGAAACAGTCTTCATCTAGATACTGACTGACTACGGTGTAAGCTGTAGGGTCAATGAGAAGACTTCCGATAACATATTGCTCAGCCTTAGAGTCATTCACTAATGGCTGATTCTGAAATGGTGATTGTGTCAAACTCATCTGAAAGATACCTCCTCAAAACTTAAAATGTCAAACATTTCGTGCATTCTATCTATGATTCTTTGATCATCGTACTTCTGTCCGATGTCAATGGCCGTTAGGTTTGAGCTGATAATCGTGGGCAGCATCTGCTCATAGCGATAGTCCAACAACTCGTCAAACGGCTTGTAGTGCATCCCGTAAGCGACTATCTCCGTTGGCTCGGCACCCAAATCATCAATCAAGAGAAACTTGGCATTCTTGATTGCTCTGAACTCATTTCTGTCATCGTGAATCATGTAAGCCATATCTCTAGCCTTGACGAAACGTGGGTATTTGTCACCCTCGCAATAGCTAATCTTGTTTGAATCCACAAGATAAACTAGCAAATCTCGGATAGCCTTTAGCATCGTAGTCTTGCCATTTCCAATACTGCCAGGCATAAATAACCCGTAAAAGTTGGTCTCTGTAGTAAGAAAATCCCCGACTTTCGATATTGCTTCCTTTAGCTCGTCAGTGAAGACGAACGTTCTTTTTCTTTTCTCCACCTCTCGTTTGTAGGCATAGTAAAGAAAGTTCTTGGCCTCTCTATTTTCCAACGGCAACTCCAAACCCCGACCGATACGCTGATATGTCTTTGTGGTCTGGAGCTTTCCATCCTGTCTTTGTATTGTTTCCATTGTCTGTTACGTTTTGTCTATGATTTTTCATTTCTGATACTATCTCGTTGTATTGAGAATCAATTTTGTTAACCGAAAAATTGTTCATTATCCAAGTCTTGTCGATACGACGCAGAAACTCTTCTAATGCCTTAAGCAAGCTCTCGTCATCTATCGGAAGCGGCACTGTTTTGTGACTTCTAGCAAAAGAAATCTTCTTTAGGATAGAGTTCATAGCCTTTGCATCCTTGGGTTGCCAATAATAGGCGGAGTCATAGAGTTCTTGGTAATACTTCTCGAATATTTGCCGTCCCTTGTGGCAGATGGTAAACTCTTTCGGCTTCGATTTCCTCGTGCGCGCGCTAGAAGGAGAAGATAATTTTATATTATCTTCCCGTTCCGTAGGAACGGAATATATATTCTTTGAAGGGTTTGGGGAACTTTCTTTGGACTCTGGCATTTGCTTAGCATTTGCTAGAGATTCGCTAGCTTTTGCTAGAATATCTGTAGCATTTGCCAGAGAATTTGTAGCATTTGCTAGAGATTCGCTAGCATTTGCTACGTTTTTTCTAGCATTTGCTTGGCATTTGCTAGAAGATTCCTTAGCATTTGCTACGAAATTTCTAGCCTTTGCTGCACCTCCGGCACGACCGGCTCTAGCTCTAGCTTCGCTGACTTTTCTTGCCTGCTCGATAGTGTCTGAAAGTTCCTTAGAATAGAAATACTCTTCCTCAACCTTAAATAAATCAAAATCCTCAACTACAGATTGCACCACGGAAACATCAACACGCATCTCATAAGCTATCATAGAATAATCCTTTGACAGCTTATGATTCTCGTCTTCCTCCAATAGTTGCATAAGAGCAACGTAGATGCCGTAGGCAGCTATGCCGTGCTTCACCCTTGCTCTCATTACTTCTGGAGAATCGCTATTTCTGATGCAATTATATTTCATAATCTTATTGGTTCAAGTCCTCGTTCTTAATGAAGCATATCTTACCTCGCTTTATACTATTTGCCAGGGAGTCAACTTCTGTCTGTAACTTACTGTAAACAGCACTTTGTTGCTTAGAGATAAAATTGTGGATAGAAGGGCTAATCTTTAAAGCGATAGAAGCCATCCCTTCCAAAATCTTAAACTCACGATACAACACACCTGCCGACTTGAACTGTTTGTCCAAGCCTACCAAGAACGTTCTGTAGTCCTTGATTCCTTCAAAATCTCTGAGAAATTCCGTCTCTTCCATATTGTATAATATTTTAATTATTACTATTATTTCCTCTTTAATGCAAAATTACGAATTTAATTTGATATATGCAAAAGAATTAAGTTAAATATTCAAAAATACCAAAATATATTTGGATATATATTTGGTTATCTCGATATTTTTTAGTACCTTTGCAATAAGTTTTTTCCATAGCGTCTGTTAAAAAAGAATGCTATAGGATTCCTCTTTAGCCTGCTGGTGAGCGGGCTTTTTTTATGGGATTTATTTGGCAATTTGAAAATAATTCATTACCTTTGCAAACAAATCCCTTTAAAGTATAATCTTTATAGGATTTTAATTGGTTCAAGTCCTCGGTGTTGTGAAACACTGGGGACTTATATTTTTTACAGATTAACGGTGATACCTTTCTCATAACTCAGTCTCTTTACTTCATTAGTATAATACTTGATCATTTTCTCCAGCTCATCGTCATCCCATTTCTTGATGGAGTGAGCACGCTCTCGCAGAGTAGAGAATCTAGCAACGCCAATCTTCTTTATCAGATTCTCCTGATAGTATATCAAATGGTCTGACTTCACTCTGTTGCACCCGATACATTCTGCATTGCAGTTATCTTCATCAAATCGGGTGGCCATGTTGGAACGTCCGAAGAAATGACCGCAATCAAGCTCTCTGTACGGCTTTATCTTTCCGCAGCTGATACATTGTCCCATGCCGCTAGGCATGCAGTCTCTCAGACGAATATACAATGCAAATACCTTGTCTAGTCTCTTGACTAAATCCGGCTTACTCTTCTTTCTCTTTTTGGGAGCAGAAGGAGATTTCTTCTTTTTCTTATAAAATGGAAACATTTCTTTTGAATTTACATGTAACATATTTGTCCGTCATGTTCGCAAAATCAACACATAAACGGCAAGCTAAACTTCCTACATAAATTGGTTCTTGTATAAATACTCCCTTTCTGCAATGCGGACAGAGAGTTAAATACTCAGTTCCTGATGCGGAATCTCTTTGCTTATATTCAATAAGCTCATTTAGAACGCTCATCTTAGTACAACATTAGTTAATTGTGTTCCTCTGGAATACACCGCCCATTTCGTGGTTCCTGGAGGTCTGCTAATAAAGAGGTCTGCGACATTTCCGAACCGACTATAATTGCCCGACAAGTCAACTATCCACCCGTCCTTGCCTTCAAAAGGTCTGATGGCACGGCCTACCATCTGGTAGTAGAGTCCAAGAGATTTCGTCGGGCGTGCCAAGACAACGGTGTCTAGGGCAGGGTAGTCGAATCCCGTAGTCAGTACACCTACATTGGCAACAACCTTTATTTCTCTCCTCTTGAATCCTTCGAGAATGGCTTCACGCTCCTTTTTAGGTGTCTCTCCTGTCACGATGGCGGCATTGATTCTGAGTGATTGAAGCTTATCAACCAACTGCCTAGCCTCCTTTGTGAAAGCAGTAAATACAAGTACCCCCTTTCTAGGAATGCCGCTTTTAGGCTGCAGGACCTTGACTACTGTATTTGATAGCTTATCATAGAATCCGCAACGCTCATACTCTGCGAGGAGACTTCTTTCATCATAATCTGCACCGGTGGAATTGCTTCTGACTCTTCTTAAATCCAATTCTGTCAAATCATAATAATGCAAGTCTGCAAGATAACCTTTGGAAAGCAGCTCTCCAATCTGACAACAATAGATGACCTTTGAAAATATTCTAGGTCTTACTCTCGTGAGGAACTTCAAGATGGAACCTCCTTCGGCACGATCAAGACGATATGGCGTGGCTGTTAATCCAACAACCTGTCTGTTCTTCGCTTCTATGAACTGCTTGTATTGCCCTGACTTCGAGTTTACATAATGACATTCGTCAATTATGATGTTCTTAAAACAATCAAAGTCTGACATATGGTTCATCACGCTTCCGATGGTGGCAAAGGTTATTCTGTTTATATCCTTACATCCTACAGAAGCACTATAGCAACCACAATCGAAGATACCATAGCTTTGCAGCTTGGCAAAGTTCTGCTGAAGAATTTCCTTACTGGGCTGAAAGACTAACAGCGGTCCTTCCAGGCGAGAGGCAATATCTGCTATCACCAAGCTCTTTCCTGCACCCGTAGGCAGGATAACCAATCCGTTCTTGTCAGCCTTGCTAGTGAACAGCCTTACGGCTGCATCACTAGCTTGCTTTTGATAATTTCTAAGAGTGTACTTCATTACTCGCCGAATGGTAATTCATCATCGTCATCATCTGAAGACTGCTCTGATGGAGCTTCTTCTTTTGGCTGTTCCTCTTCTGGGAACTCCAATCCGAAAACCTCTTTCATGCTCTCACGATTCTTGACCTCATTAGCCCAAATCTCAGAACGGTCTGGGATGGCATAAGCCTTTGCGAGTAAGAACTTCTCGGTATTTGCATCCCAATTATATACAAGATAGTAACCTGCCAATGCAATACAGAACACGTTCTTCGACTTAAGACGCATATCAACAGTTCCCTGGCGCACCTCAGCGGCATATTTGGCTACTTCCATAAGGACAGAAGCATAAGCCTCTTCTGCATCTTTCTTCATCTTCTTGGCTTTTTCCAAAGCCTCCTCCAATTCCAGCTTTCGAGCTGGCACCACGTTCTCTTCGAGTGTACAATACTCCTCTCTGATGTTCTTTTTCTCGAACTCATCGAGGAAACGTGTTACCAACTCATTGTCAGGGAAGGTCGCCGTGAAGTGCTTTCCGACAAACTTAAGGATGTCTGCCTTATTTTTCAAAGGCTTCTCTCCGCAAAGGTTCTCCTCGGTCAAAGCAAGGAAGTCCAACTCCATTGGGAACATGTCTTTTACACCGTCCTCCAATACAAACTCAATGTTCTCTGGAACATAATTTTTCAAATCTGATTTCATAATTATAAATACTTTTCATATAATGCTATCTGTTTCTGAGCTTCAAGCAAGGCTGCTTCTTCATTAGGTTCGGGTATATACAACCCTGCAACCATACTTGAATAGTTCCGAAACTTCTCAATAGCGTCTGTTAATTCTTTTGTGTCAAGGTCAGCCGTGCTTCTCCAATATGTGACAGGCTGCCCTCTTCTGTTAGTTCTCTGCTTAGCAAAGATTTCTCTGTTTACTATCTGCTTGAAAATGTTGTACTTCACGTATTCTTCATCATAGCCGAACTCTGATGCGAAATATTGAAGACAAACGTGCAGATAGCTGTTTTGGGCAAGGGAACGTGGACGGTGCTTTTTCTTCACCTCCACGATAAAACCCTTTCCGCTTTTCAAGGCATCCATGTAAAGACCATTGCAATAGTCCTTATAGTCTGCCCTGTCCTTGTCATTGTTGAGATTGAAAATCATAACTAGAATGGCAAGTCATCAACATTGCCCGGCTGCGGTGCCGGTGACTGAGCTCCTTGCGGCTGCTGTGGTGGAGCTTGCTGCTGCGTCTGGCCACCTCTCTGATACTTTTCTATCTTGTAACCCGAAATGGTATTGAAATACTTTACAGGGTCATTTGCACTCTTCTGATACTTGATACCTTGAAGAGCAAAAGATATGGTAACAATCTCGTCAACCGCAAAAGCCGCAGGATCATCCACGTGCTTTCCGCTGAACTCAAAACTTGGGTAGTTCTCGTACACATCTCCGTAATTCGAGTGTGTACAGTTAAGAACCACAACCCTCTTTTTGAACGGCTCTCCGCCGCTCTTGCTGGGTATTTCCTCGACATTGCCGATGAGCAATACCCTTCCTGTCATTGTATTAGCCATCTGATTCTGTTAATGGTAAATATGGTAATAATTCTCTCATTTCTACCCATTTGAGGAAGTCACGCAATAACGCATGGTTCTTGTCTTCCATCCCTGGGTATCTGTAACAAGTGATTGCTGGCTCATAAGGAGTAAGCTTAAGACCTCTCACGTCTCCCTTGTGCTTATCCTTATTGTAGCCCTCAAAGACAAACAAGTCAAAATGGAACACATCAGCTTCAAACAACTCTAGGTAAAGCTGCCATTGGCAACTGTCTATATAGTCTTTGTCTGATACCGGTCCGTACTTAGTCTTGATGTCTCTTATCTCTAGTCCGTCAATCATATCGGCACATCCCGTGATAACGGCGTTGCCGAAATCCTTGTATTCACGAACCTCATGAAAGGCGCCAGGATGCTCATTTCTGTATTTCAAAGCAACCTTGCATTGAGGAATGTCGAGAATCGCTTCACCTTCATCAAAGACGAACCTTCTTCCTTTTGGAACAGGTTCTGTCTTATCTTTCTTATAATAGGTGAAATGACGAACACCTTCCGGCTCCTTGAAGCAATGGGGACTGCCAGTCTCCACGATGGAGTGAAAGGCAGTTCCTATTCTTGTATAATCGTTGCCCTCAAACTTTTTAGTGATATTGTCTATAACGTCCTGCTCTGTAACATAAGCATATTCGCCAGACATATACCGTCTGAAGCTCTCTAGCTGGGTAACTCTAATCAAAGGCTTCATCATGCTGCATCCTCGTGCTTGACGAACTTCTTGCCCTTCTTGTCAAAGTCAATGCCTTTGGCAGCAAGCTCCTTAATCATCTGATTCATGAATGCCTTCTGATGAATCTTGTTCAATCCGTGGGCAACCTCGATGAGCGCATTTGCATCATCTACAGTCTCCACAGCTGCAAGCTTCTTTCGGGCATCATCAACGGCTTCCTGCGCCTTAGCCTGAGCATCTGACTTATTCACAATGGCTTTCTTCACCTTCTTGATGATGTCTGCCATGCAAGTGTCAAACTCCTCTGTTCCGTAAGCTGGAATCCAAGTGTCCTGCAGGTCTGCAACATTCTTACCAACACGATTGTCCTGTGGCTCGAACTTGATGACACGATTGCCGTTCTCCTTGCAGATGTAACCTACCTGGTCCGCAATACGGATGAGCAAGTCCTTGCTCTGTCCTGTACAGTCTGGAGAATGCTTAATGTAGTCTCCCTCCTGTGTCTCCTTGTCATGACAGATGAAGATGATGTCTGAATTGTTTGAACGGAGAATGCCGACAAACTGCTTGAACAATTCTCCCATCACACCATATCGCTTCAGCGAGTTGGTTCCCAGCTTAGGGTCTTGCTGAATAGCAAAAGCGTTGAGATAGTCATCGAGCATAGCCTTGGCAGTATCTACTACGATGGTCTTACACTCACTGATCAAACCTGGCTTCCAAACCTGCTTGCCATCCTCAACAACATAGGAACCGATAACCTCTGCGTTATAGATGTCCTCCCAGCGTGAAGCCGTGACAACAATATCTGGGCGCTGGACGGCACGGTCAAAGCCGCGGTCGGTGTCGATGAGTAAAGGACTGTTGGCTGTAGTAGCCAAAGATGTCTTACCGGTACCTGGAGTACCATAAAGTACGATAATCACTGGACGCTCTGTAACAACGTCATTCTTTCTAATAATTGGCATAATCTAATAT